GAAATGCTTTTATCAATATGTTAAAACCGCTTGTAAAGGCTCTTAACACGGCTATGCAAGCTGTAATTAAGTTTTCCGAAACTGTTGTGAATGCGCTTGGGGTTATTTTTGGATGGAAAATCGAAATGCAGTCCGGCGCAATCGCAGAAGATTACGACACGGCGGCTGGCAGTGCTGACGATTTAGCCGCGAACACAGGAAAAGCGGCAGACAATGCTAAGAAATTAAAGCAACAGTTACAGGGCTTTGATAAGCTGAACAACCTTACAACAAACCAAGGCAGTGACAGCGGAACTGGAAAAGGAAGCGGTTCTGGCGGTGGTGCTGGTGGTGCATCTGGCGGCAATCTGAAATTCAATGTTAAGGAAACAGAAAGCCTTTATAAGAGCAAAATAAAAACGCTTGAGGGACTTGGAAAGTATATCGGGAATAGCCTGTCAAAAGCTATGGAATCCATTAAATGGGATAAAGTATACAAGAAAGCAAAATCGTTCGGTACTGGGCTTGCGCAGTTTCTAAACGGTCTTATCAGCCCAAGACTTTTCGGAAATGTCGGGAAAACTATTGCCGGCGCACTTAACACAGCTATATATGCCGCGCTTTCGTTCGGAACGACATTTAACTGGAAAAACTTAGGCAATTCGATTGCAACAGGAATAAACAAATTCTTTAGCACGTTTGATTTTGCGGCATTCGGAAAGACGGTCAATACATGGGTACATGGTATATGGACTACTCTTACTACGGCAATCAAGAAGATAAAGTGGGAAAATGTATTAAAAGGAATTACTGATTTCCTAGGAGAACTTGATCTCGAAACAGTTTCAATTATTCTTGGTGTCATTACAATCAAAGGAATAAAAAAACTTCTGTTTTCTGAAAAATTCAAAAAATGGTTGGGAGAAAAAGCATCAAAGGTAATTGTCAAAGCAATAGCTTCAAAATTGGGAGTAGAAGCGACTTGGTCTGTAGTAGGAAAAACTATTTTAACCAAGGTCGGCGGAATATTTGCAGGAATCGGCGCAAAAATTGGAGCCACAATAAACATGGCAATAGCTTCTGCTGGCGGTATGCAGGCAATAATTGCAGCAGGCACCTTAATAGCAGAAACATTATTCGCAGGAATAGCCGCGGCAATAGCAGGATGGAATTTAGGTCAGTGGCTAAATGAAAAACTAACAGGCGAAAAAATAGATATGTCATTCTCGGAGCAAATGACAGAAATCAAAAATTCCTTTTCTGATGGTTCGTGGAAAGAAGCGTTGAAACTTTGGGGCGACGATATCTACAACGGTTTTCTTGCTGTTTCAGAATCAGAAGACCAACTTATGAAGCCTGTTAAAGATGGGCTGAATGAAGTGAGAGGAATGTTCTCTGACGGTCAATTCGGAGAAGCTATGTCTCTTTGGGGGCAAGATATATACGATGGTTTCTTGTCAGTATCGCAGTCGCAAGATAATTTTATGAAGCCTTTTAAAGACAAGTACAATGAGGTAAAAGGTCTTTTCACTGACGGACAGTTCGGCGCGGCTATGGGAGCATGGGGCGACGATATCAAACTGAAACTGAACAACGTAAAAGACAGCTTCCTACTGACATGGGATAACATCAAGTTAGGCGTTAAAAGCGCATGGCAAGCTACGGTTGACGGTCTGAAAGAAATATGGAATAAATTCGCAACATGGTTAAATGAAAAGTTATCATTTGATATACCGCCAATAAATATTGCTGGAAAGGAATTATTCGGTGGTACGCACATTGACCTAGGCAAAATACCGACTTTCGCAAGTGGCGGTTACGTTCCAAAGCAGTACAGTTTGCTTATGGCTGGCGAAAATGGCATACCAGAAATTGCAGGAACGGTAGGCGGAAAGACAGCGGTTGCCGGCGGCGCGGAAATCACGGGCATTAAAGAAGCAATCTTACAGGCATCAAGCAATGAAATGGCTCTACTGAGACAACAAAACACGCTACTGCAAGGTATTCTTGCTAAAGAGTTTGGTATCAGTCAGTCCGACGTAGGAAAAGCCGCTAGAAGTTATGCAAAGGACTATAACCAGCGGACAGGAAAAGACGCATACAGTTTCGCTTGATAGATTTTTCCCCTTGTGATATGATAAGAAAAAAATCACAAGGGGGATATAAATATGGCACTTATTACTTGCCCGGAATGCGGGAAAGAAGTATCAGACAAGGCGGCTACTTGCCCTAACTGTGGTTGCCCTTTGCAACAGTCACAACAGACAATTCAAGTCGAGGAATGGAAACCGCAGAAACCAAAGAAAATGAAGAACAGTACATTGAGTACATGGGCGGCTGTATTAGCGTTTTTCACGTTTACAAGCCCTATTGGTTTTATTGTAGCCATAGTAGACTTAGCAAAAAAGGATAAAGAACACAAGCATACAGGTTCCTATTTTGCAATTATATTTTTTGCCTGTATTGTTTTGATGGTATCCTGCCCGAACAAGGACGATGAACCACAGAAAGTAGGAAGTGTTGAAACAAGTCAGCCTGCTACAACAGATACAAATACTTCTGCGGAATCTGCAAAAAGTAACATATTCCATGTAGGGGATGTGGTTGAAACAGAAGATTTCAGAATCACATATCTTGAATCGCAGGAATATACAAGCGACAACGAATTTTTACAGCCAAAAGACGGATACAAATACTGGAAATTCACATTTAAGTTTGAAAACATTTCAAACGATGTGAAGAATGTATCGAGTATAATGGATTGGGAATGTTATGCAGATAATTCAAAGGTAGATCAGACATATCTTGAAATGGATAATGGTCTTGACGGTCAGTTATCCGCAGGACGTGAAACACAAGGCTCTTTGTTTTTTGAAGTACCGAACGATGTTCAGAATTTGGAACTGGAATACGCAATCAATTATTACGGAAATGACAGAATAGTATTTGTTGCGCAATAAATTGAATAACCATTTAAGGCAGTCGAAAAAGGCTGCCTTTTTTAATTTTCAAAAACGAGTTAAAACGAGTTGAAATTGAGTTAAATTGAATTAAAGTTGAGTTAAAACGAGTTAGAGTTGAGTTAGCATCTATCAGAAATGGTAGGTGCTTTTTTAATGCTTATTTTTAGACAGGAGATTTACAATGGCATACGCTGGATACCTTATCAGAGTGGGTGGTTATACAATTCCCAAGAAATACATGAGGGCAGAAAAATACGACGTAGTTCTTCACGGACAAGACTTGGATTCATACCGTGACGCAAACGGTCAGCTGCAGCGTACAGCCTTGCAGCACACGGTTGTTGATGTAACTTTCTCTACCCCGCCTATGATGCGCGAAGCGACATGGAGAAACCTCATAGACAACATTAGAGCGCAGTATACGAACCCTATCGAGAAGAAGTGCACTGCATCGGTTTACGTGCCGGAAATCGGCGATTACAAGGTGCAGGACGTATATTTGCCGGATATCAAGACCAACATATACTATGCGGACGACCACGACATTATATACAACGAAATCGAACTGCAATTCATTGGATATTAAGAGGTAGTAATTATGCTGAATGTGACAGAAAAGACAAAACTGGCATTTTTGCAGAGTAGCAGCCACAAAGAATTGAGTATAACATTCCCAGACCATGACTTGATCGTTGGAAACGCCAACATTGTTCAAGAAAGCATGGAACTGGAAGAAAGTATTATGTCCGGAAACGATCTTGAATTTATCGGCTGTGAAAGCAACAGATTTTCTATAGATTTATCAGGCACATTGATTGATATGGACGGTGTACCAGTAACCAAGGATTTAACCGGCACTGATATATCTGTTTCTATTAAAGCAAGCGGATCAGAAGAAAGCGTACCGCTATTTGTCGGAACCGTAGTTGAGTATGACGGAAAAAGCAACACACGCAAAAAAACAATCACGGCATATGATGCCTTGTATTGGCTGGGGGATTCAGTAAAAGGGGAAGTAGACTGGACGGACTACAATACTCTCAAATTTCCTATCACGATAAAGAAATTCAGAAACTGGCTTTTTGGAAAAGTGGGGATTGAGCAGGAAACCGTTGCACTTCCGGCAGATGATATAGAGACAAGAGGTCTTGACGATTATGTTTACAGTCAGACGAGAAAGTACCAGCGTGGAGAACTGTGTAAATATCACGGAAAAGTATATGCAAGAAAGGTATATACCAAACAGAAGGAAATTAGCTTTGAATCCGAAAAGTGGTATCAGCCGGCAGAATATGACAGTGCAAAAATATACAAATATGGAACAGTAATTGTTAAAAAGGGTGCATTTTATTTGTGCAACAAAGATTTTTCTTCAGCTAAAGAATATTCAGAGGAAGATTGGTCGGAAATCGAATTTGAAACGGAATACATCGACGAAAACACAACGTACCTCGATCTTATCAAACTTGTATGTCAGTTAAATTGCGTATGGGGCAGAATCAACCGTTATGGGAAATTTACATACATTTTCCCCACGCAGTTGACAGAAGATGATTCGTTTTATCCAGGAGCAGAATCTTATCTTCCGATGTATCCTACCACTGGTATTGATGATTCCACTGGCACTGATTCAGCAAGTAATTCTGCACACTATGCGCACTACAAGGAAGTGACATACGAGACATACAAGATAAAACCGCTGAACAGGTTTATTGTCCGCGATTCTGCCAAGGATAAAACAAAAGGAAATGTAGGGACCGGAAAACGGAAATATATAGTGCAAGGAAACCAGCTGTTATTTGGTCTTGACAGAATATGGAAAACACAGCTTGCAACGCTTCTGATGGATCAAAATGAGGGTTTCACTTACCAGCCGTTTGAAGCCGAGACAATGGGACTTCCATATATAGAGTGCGGAGACGTAGCAATGTTTTATGTCTACGATTTCATCAATTCGGCGCAGCAGCAAAAAGATATTTGGGTAGAAATGTCCTTTATTATTTTGCATAGAAAACTGACTGGCATTCAGCAGCTTATGGATGAGCTGTCTGCAACCGGCGAAAAAGGAAACACGCATATATCCGGCAGCGAAGCGCAGGTAAACCAAAACTACACAAACACACAGATTCAGAAATTGCAGACCAGCCAAAGCTACACTGAATCTAATGTCGAAAATCTGAATGAGCAGGTGGAGCAGTTACAAACAAACGGCTTGAAAGTAGAATCAGTCACAGCACTTCCGGCAAGCCCGGATGCAAACACAATCTATCTGATTCAGGGAACGGCAGGTTGATGAAATGGCAAGAAAACAATCAAGTACGATATGGTACCAAGGAAATCAACATAAAGAGATATATTTTCAAGGTCATTACCACGACAAGATGTATAAGGGAAGTCAGCTTGTGTGGGAAAAACTGGATAATGAATATGCCCCAAATAAATTGTACAGAATATATGATTATGCTACTTGGGATAACAAAACATATTGTATCGTTGCGATGTATGATTTCAATCCGTCTACCAAAGAGCAAACTTTTGAAGATGTATATATAGCCAAATTTAACAGCGAAAAAATGTGCCTTGACTTGACTTTAAAAGGATTTTTGACAAGCGATAATTATGATAACTATTATTTGCACGCTTGCAAAGACGGAATTGTTCTAATCGAATGGGATAGCAAATTTTCAAGCACCAATACTGAAAACGAACCTGTAATGAGAATCGCAGATTATCCTTTAAGTAAAACTTCTATATTTAAAAATATAGTGCAAGGAACATTTACAGAAGACACTACAATCTTTGTTCCATCTCATGTAAGAAAGGATAAATCGACCGGAACGCATTATTATGCCCCACAATATGTATTATTTTCTACTGATTATTATATAAAGCAAACAATAACATCTGAAAATCAAGCTGTTATAACAAAATATAACTATGCAAACGAAGTAATTAAGCAATCAACACCTACCGACTATGCAGTAGAAGGTGCAAGACAATCAAGAGTAAGGAATGTATTTGAATTGTCGGAAGATAAATATGTAAGTTACGTGACAACATATAATAGCATCAATACATCGATGGAAAATATACGAGGTCTTCTTGTAAACAAAGAAATATCATCAAAGGTACAACAAGTAATCGAAGCTACAAGTGATGCTTATTATCAAATAATCAACACAAGTAATATGGGTCTTACTAAAATGTGCCAAAAAAGAGTAATGGCAAGATACAAAGATGGCGTAATTTTCTCAGCATTTATATATCCAAAAACCGGAACCGGATCAATGTATGTTACGATCCGAAATTATATAGGAAAAGTAGACGGCATATCTATGGTAAATACAGATATATCACCCCATTGTTTTGTTACTTCTAAAAATTCTATTATAATGGTTCGTTACAACGACAAAATCGCAGATGTATATGAAATAAAAGAAAATGAAATAAAGAAATTTAGCACAGGAATATCTTTGGGAGTTTCATACACGAGCAGAGAAATATGGATAGCAGAAGATGAAAATAATTATTATGTAATATCTGATGGATATTACGCTGATTCAAACTATTATGGCTTGATATATGCATTTGACAAAGAAACTTTAAAATTCAGTGGAACTCGTCAAAATATGAAATATAGGTATATCTAAAGGAGATAATCATGGCAAATTACACACCGACTTTTACAAAACCATACCCTAGCGGCTGGGTTGATAAGCCGTCCAAGACTACACCAGCCACAGCGGCAATCATGAACAGCTACGATACAGCTATTGCGGCACTGGAAGCATATCTTAGAGATAATGCGATTGATACGGTTAGAGTTAGCGTAGAGCAGTTTCCATCAGATGGAAGGGAATGGCTTGGAACAATTACAGTGGGAAGCAACCAGTATAGAATCTATATGCCATCGCTAAGATATGAAAATTCGGTTTCTGATGGCATTAAGATAGGTACTATCACTTTGGGAGAACAGTCTTTTGATGTTTATGCCCCAACATCCTCCGCAGGTGGCAGTACTGTATCAGTAGTGCCGAAAACGCTTACTGGCACAAATATTGCGGAAATCACAGTAGATGGCACCACATATCAGCTTTATGCGCCTACTGGTGGCGGTAGTGGAAGCACTGTGACAGCAGAAGCTACACTGACAGAAGGCACACAGATAGGCAAGATTACGATTGATGGAACAGAAACAATTCTTTATGCACCGACGGCAAGTGTAATCGCTGTAGATACTGAGCTGTCTGCTACAAGCGAAAATCCTGTGCAGAATAAAGTCGTGAATGCAGCTCTTGAAAATAAAATGGATAAAAGTCTTGAGAGTCTTACCAAATATGAACGTGGAAAGACCGGAACATTGACTTTTACAACAACTGAGGAAATGACAGAACTTATAGCGTCCTATGCAAGCATTATGAACAACAATTTCACACTTGCATTTAACTTGATTAAGGATTGCGCACAGACACAAAATTATTTGAGCATTTCAAGTATCGATTGTGATTTGCTTACTGATTATAAGTCTATCTATTTTGTGAATGGATCAGCAGAAAAAAATAATCTGCCTGATGGATTCGGTGGCGGTATTATGTTAAACAGTATAGCTGGATCTACAAGTGTTGCAAATTATCAGTATGCAATAGATTTTACGAATGGAAAGCAATATTTCAGAAAATATTATCATGGAACATGGACTGGTTGGGGTGAAACAACCAGTCCAGGCGGAAGCGTTACTATCGATTCCGAACTATCTGAAACAAGTACAAATCCTGTTGAAAATAAGGTGATCACAACAGAATTTAAAAAGTATTTGGATAAGATTGGAGAAAATGACATATCAGGTATTGGTGATGGAACCATAACAGGTGCATTAAATGCAGTAAATGAAAAAAATCAGCAACTTTTATCCAAAAGTATGAAAATAACAACCACTGCACAAGGTATTTCAGCTATTGAAATCAGTAATCCGGATGTTGTTGTATCTGCTATTTGTACAGATACGGAAGCACACATTGTCCTGCCATTTAGAGTAGGGAATAATTGGTTTGTAAAGGTGTTAGCATGGTACACATTCACTGCTGTTGCAAGTAAAGATGTAAATATCATAATTTATTATACAAGTGAAAGTGAAACAAAAACGAGTGGAAATGTTACCTACGGTGGCACAGGGGTAGGTGGTTTGGCTACTTACCATGATCTGCAGGCTGCACCTGTACAAACAGCAGAATAATGGAAAGGCGGTAGAACATGGCTACAATAATGGGGCTTAATTATTTATATCTGACGAAAGCAGTTGTAAATTCAACAGGCGAAACAGTGTATCAGTTTGATTTTGACATAGAAAAGGTAAGTGCTGCACTTGGTCTGAATGTTACACAGCTTGAATCAGCTGATACAAACTATCCTTATTATTATCTGATTCATGCAGGGGAGGACACACAGAATGGTGTATTGATTCGTGTAAAACAGAACAAGGATGCTGTTTATGGGAATTTATATGCAAATGGGTCATTTGATAAATCGACATATTATTTTAGCGCTACAAACATTACAACAACACAGCAATGCGTCCTTTATTATAAGAAAGATGCAAATAGTGTCGTGTTCGGCTTCTCAAAAACAAATGAGGTTCCAAGAATAAGCTGTGCATATTCCGTGTATAGAAAATTAGGAGAGTCAGAAGAACACAAAGGATTCCTGATCAATCATAAAGGAACTACTAATGCCGGGAGCTGTCTCTTAGCAGATGGTACGATTGATACTATCAATAGAGGTTCTATTTCAATTGGAAATGGTATATTAGCAATGTGCCCAATGATATTTACAACAGCGCAGGTAATTTTTCCGTATGCTTATATCTCACGTATAGATGCTACAGATGTCAACTCAAAATATATCGACATGAACGGTAAGGTATATATTAGAGCAGTATCTTACAGTGCAACAGACAACAAATGGCTTGTGGAATTTGATGCATAAGTAAGAGAAAGGAAGGAAAACATATGCACAATTCCCACAACTTTGCCACAACTTAGTTTTCCGAAAGAGTTGTCGATGAAATTCACTTGAATCTGCTGAAAAGAAGTGCTATTGTACAAATACGCCTTGCAGATGTACGCATGGCGCAATCAATCTCTGGCGCGTGGGCTTGTCCCGACAACAGGCTCACGCATAATGTGTGAAAGGGGTAAATATGGAAGATGGAGAAGTCAAAAACCATTACATAAGCGAAATTACAGAAATGATCTCAAAAATAAATGATGCAGGCACTTTAGAGTACCTGCATACATTCATAAAACTTTTTCTTAAGAAGTGGGGATAACCTCACTTCTTCTTGTTTGAAATCATGGTGTTTATCATGTTTAAAACTATTTCCCTATCTCTGTTATCTAACATAGAAAACTTTTTGATAAGTTCTAAATCTCTAGTTGCTTCTTTAGCATCTAAATTCTTTTTCTGTTCAACATCAAAACCCATTAGCCATAAAGGTTCAACTCCTAGCACTCTACCCATTTTTCCACTACTAATATTAGATGGAGCGTGTGAGCCACTAAGATATTGACTTACAGAAGCTTTATTTATGCCTGCCTTATCAGCAAGTTCTTGCGGCTTCATATTGCATTCGTCAAGTGCTTTTCTTAACCTTTTTGCTGTGATTTCACATTTCATATGCTTTTCTCCTTTCTTAAGTGATAACAATATAATAGCACGACATCGTTAAACTTTCAATTAAAAAGTTAAATAAAGTTAAACTTTTTGCTTGACAATATGGTTAAACAGCGTTAAACTTGTATCAAGAAAAAAGGAAAGGGGGAATAGTAATAATGGTTTACTCATATAGTAAATTAAAAGGTCGCATAGTTGAAAAATTTGGTAGCCAAAGTGCATTTGCTAACGAACTAGGCGTTTCGGAAAATTCAGTATCAAAGAAGCTAAACTGTAAAACAGAATTTTCTCAAAGCGATATTGTAAAATGGAGCGAGTTACTTTGCATCAAAATAGTTGACTATAGCGATTATTTTTTTGCTTAAAAGTTAAACGATGCTTAACTTTTGCGATTATTTCACAGGAAAGGAGTTGATAGTGATGGATTCAGAAAAAGTAAAAGATATCCTCTACCAGCAGATGGAAATGCTGGCAGAGGAAAGTAGAAAAACGGATAGCATAGAAACAAAGCTAAAGATTGCCACTGGGATAGACAGGATCGCGGACACTTTACTTATTCGGGCAAATATTTGATTTTTGATTCAATCGATGCTATGTCCCTCTGAATAGCTTTTAATTCAACGAGATTGTTTATGCTTGATAGCTTAGATAGCTTTAATATTGCGCAGCACTGATTATCCTTCAAATACCATGCGCAATCATTTTGGCAATCTTGGAAGTTATTTAATGGGCACTTATTCATAATATAGTCTCCTTTCTTATTTGATAAGGGGATTATATCACAGGAAAGGAAGGTAATGAATGGAAACGCTTGAACAGAAATTCATTGATAGCAGAGAAGTGGCTGAAATGGTAGGAAAACAGCATAACGAATTGCTGAAAGACATACGAAGATATGCTGAACAATTAGGAGAGGGGAAAATTCCCCAGTCAGATTTCTTCACAGAATCAACCTACATGAATGACAGAGGAAAAGAGTATCCGTGCTACAACGTAACTAAGAAAGGCTGCGAATTTATCGCGCACAAACTGACTGGTGTTAAAGGCACAGAATTTACGGCAAAGTACATCAACCGTTTTCACGAAATGGAAGATGCCATTAAGGCACATATTCCTACTGGCAATGAATTGATAGCACTTGCTGTAGTAGAAGCGCAGAAGTTACTTGCTCAAAAGGAAGAAGAAATAAAGCAGTTAGAAGATTCTGTACAGCAGATGGATAAGGTAATCACAGAACTGACACCGAAAGCCGACTATGCAGACAGGATTTTATCATCAAACGACTGCATGACCGTTACACAGATTGCGCAGGACTACGGATTATCTGCCGTTTCATTCAATCGGATTTTGAGCAGGGCAGGCATTCAGAGAAAAGTCGGCGAACAGTGGATTTTGTACGCCGAGTACCAGGGCAAGGGATATGTGCAGAACAAAACCTACGACTACGAAAAGGCAAACGGAACCACTGGCACAAAACTATCGACCGTGTGGACACAAAAGGGCAGATTGTTCCTGTACAACCGTCTGAAAGAAATCGGAGTTGTGCCGGAAATGGAAAAAGAAGAGGTATCGGCATGAAGAAATTGAAAATGTTAGCACTCGCATTAGCCGCTTCACTACTTGTCCTGTCACAGTCAGTTATGGCAAAGGAAGAAATCGAGCCGACGCATATCAGCGTTGAAGCACAGGTTTCCTGTTATGAGTATGGGAAAATGTATGATATCTGCCCGGAGCTTCTTATGGCAATGATTGAAGCGGAAAGCAGCGGAAATCCAAGAGCTGAAAATGGAGACTGCAAAGGTCTGATGCAGATTTCGGAGAGATGGCACACAGGGCGCATGGTAGAAATTGGAGCAGATGATATCTGGAGCGAAACTGATAACATTCATATCGGCGCAAATTATCTGCATGAACTGTTCAACAGGTACGAAGATGTGGCACTGGTGCTGATGGTCTACAACGGCGAATCTGATGCCGTAGAGAAAGCAGAAAACGGATATATAAGCGACTATGCGCGGAAGATACTTGATAGAAGCGCAGAGTTAGAAAGATGGAAAGGAAAGTGATTTAGTATGTATATACCCCCATTTTGGTGCGGTGTAGCCGCAACACTTTTGATCGAGCTTGTGGCAACTATTATTTACGCCGCCGTATCACTAAAAAATGATGATATCAACGATAGCAGCAATAGCAGCGAGGGCTAGCCTATGAGCGTATCGAGGAAAGTCAAGCAGAGAACAATGCTTGCAATCGGAAAAGACTGGATTTACGTGTGCGGAAATGAAACGCACGTAAAAATCAAAAATGCTAAAACAGGGCAGACAAAAACACTTGTAAATAGAAAGAAAAGGAGAAAACGAAAATGAAAATTGTAACAGATTATAACCAGATGTCGGTTGAGGAATTACAGGCAATCGCGGATCACTTAGGATTTAGTTATGTTATCTCTGATGGAAGAATCTTGGAGGTGGAATAAGTGAAAACATTGAAAATTAAGTCAATCGAATTATCGAACTTCATGAAATTCGGATCATTTAAATCGGATTTTGCGGATTTTACCAAGATTTCCGGCATGAATGCAGAGGGAAAGTCAACAATCGCAACAGCTATCTTATGGCTCCTGTTTAATTGCGACTATGATATGCACGACAATCCGGCAGTCAGAAGGACCGTGGACGGAAAGCCGGTAGATGATATGGACGTGTCCGTAACAGCCGTATTTGACATGGGCGGTAAAGAGGTAATTGCTACAAAAACGCAGAAAAGAAAGTACGGAAAAGACGAAATTTCTTACAAGGATGATAACTCTTATGAAATTAACATCGTTCCGAAAACGCTTACAGCATTCAATGAGTATTTCGAGATCGTACCTAAAACAGACAAGATGTACGTTATTCCGAATGCGTTTCTGGCAAAGAAGCCGGATGATATGAGAGCTGTTCTTTTTACATTGGTTGATGGTATCACAGATCATGATATCGCATCCGGGGCTGACGAATTATCAGAACTGGTTCCGCTGTTAGAGAAATACACCGCAGAAGAACTGAAAGCAATGAACAACAAAACTGTCAAAGATGGGAAAGATATTTCTGCTGACAGGAAATCAAAAATTGACGGCGGCATGGAACTGATTGCGCAGAAACAGGAGCTTGATCTTGCGGAAGTAGAACTGAAAAAGAAAGCACTGGAAGATCGGCTTGAGGACTGCATCGAAAAACAGAACGGCGCAGAAGGACTACTTGTGGCGTACGATAAAGCAAGCTCTGACGCTCTGAAACTTAGATTTGATCTGTCTGATATGCAGAATAAGGCGAATGCAGAAGTCCGAAAGAATAAGGACGATGCAAGCAAAGAACTGGCACTTGCCGGAATTGAAGCCGGAAAACTCAACCATGAGTTAGAACGCGTTGCCACGCACATGGCTGCCATGTCTGATAAGGCAGACGAGGCAGAAGTAGGGAGAAAAGATCAGGCTGAAAAGTGGAAGCAGGCAAAGGAACGCGTATTTGACGAAAACAGCCTTGTTTGCCCGTATTGCGGTCAAGAGTTGCCGCAGGACAGGAAAGAAGCCATGATAGCCGAATTTGAAAGCCACAGGGCAGAAGAATTAAAGTCTATCGAAGCAAACGGAAATCTTTTTAAGAAAACCAAAGAAGAGTGCCTTGCAGAGATCGAAGCAGACAGGGAAACAGTTGAGCGACTGGAAAAAGAGATCAGAAAAGCAGAATTAAAGCAGGCAGAACTGAAAGAAAAGTACAATTCATTGCCTGATTCCGTGGACGTTTCACAGACGGAAGAATACAAGAAAATCGAAAAGAAGATTGCAAAATGTGAAGAAACAATGAAGCAGTTTGATTCTACATCCGGATTGAAAGAAGAATTGAAGCAGCAGGAAAACGAGATCAGAAAACAGATTGTTGACTGCAATAGTCAATTATCGGCAGCAGACACTACGGATATCGAGAACCAGATTGCTAAGTGGAAAGAAGAGCAGAAAAATGCGGAACAGGCTGTAGCAACGGCAGAAAAAATTCTGTATCTGCTGAAACAGCTTGATAAGCGCAAGAACGAGAAATTGACCGAAGAAGTCAACAAACATTTTTCACTGGTTAAATGGAAGTTGTTTGACTACGCGAAGAACGGCGAATACAAGAACTGCTGCATACCTACGGTTGAAGGAAAATCTATTCTTGATATTTCCAGTAACAAAGGAAACCGAATACTTGGAAAAATCGATATTTGCAGTTCGTTCCAGAAAATCAAAGGTATTTCAATGCCGATCATTCTTGATGATGCAGAAAGCCTTGACAGCGGAAATCTGAAAACAGTTTCCGAAATGGTTAAATCCCAGTTAATCGCACTGATCGTAACCGACAAAAAACTGAAAATCGAATAGGAGATCAAAATGGAAATTAAAAGAGAAACAACCGTGATGGTGCTTACCACAGATAAAAAAGAAATCCGCAAGGGGGATTATGTTGTTTTTAATGCATCAGGAAGATGCCTTGCAGGTCATTTTGTCGGAATTAGTAAGAAAGGTGCTCTGATTTTTGAGAGCGTTATTTCCGGAACAGATGTTACTTTTCATGTGATGCCTAAATGCATCGAAACAATTTATAAGGCTTCAATCAAATTGTCAGCAGAAAGTGAGGAAAAGAATGAGATTTAAAGCAGGAGACAAGGTAAGAGTAAAGAAATTTAAAGAAAGACCTTATCGTTGGAACTTTGATGGGAAAATGGATCATCTGATGGGAAAGGTTGTAAAAATTAAATATGCATCAGGAAGCGGAAGATATGTTGTTCACGATTCCAAAAATAACCGCGATTGGATTTTTGATAAAGATGATCTCGAGCCAGTAAATGGAACCATCGTTATTTACAGCAAAGACCGTGAAGTTATCGCTCTTGACAAGGCTACAGGAGATAAAGCTATCGCACGCTGTAATCCGGCGGATGAATACGATTTCCGAATTGGTGCCAAATTGGCATTTGAACGTCTCATGAACGGTGGCAAAGAAAGCATCACCGTTGAGGATATGCGAAAGAGGTTAGAGTCCTATTGCGGCAGTAGATCGTGCAGTGATTGCAAATTAAAATCCCCAACGTGTCGTTGCGGGATGGGTGTTCATTTCATGACAAAAGGCACAGCCGGTAATTACGCAATGAGCGACGAAGAAATCAAAGCTACATTTAATATCATATTTGGCACCGGCATTAAAGAGGTCAAACCGAAAGAACCGCATAAATTCAAAGTTGGCGATATTGTCAAGGGTAATTCGGAAAGCAGTAGACGTTACACGATCACAAATGACAATATGACACGCGGCAAAGTCATCAATGCTACAGGCGATTTTATCACAATCGAAGTATTAAGCCATAAGACTATGCCGGATGAAGTTGGGGAAGAATATGCCGGTCTTGAATCTAAGTATTTTGACCTTGCGAAAGAAGCCCCAAAACTTTACAACGGCAAGATTGTTTTTACTAAAGGCGACAGCATATTCAAAACTGGTCATATTTACGAGGTTAAGGATGGGAGAATAAACACGGCGAAATCCGGCAGAGTTCCTACAGAAGAACCCATTAAAGATATTGAAGATGTAAAAGATTACTTTACAGGAAACTGTGACAGAAGCAGAAAGAGAAAAAGAGGATGGTCGCCGTACACTCTTGAATTGATGGAAGTTAAGGAAGATTGATTAAAAGAAAGCGAGGAATATTTATGATTTTATCCCAAAATGGAGAAGTTCAGGCACATGGTAATATAGCCGAATTGTCAGCAGATTTATTTGTAATTCTGCGTGTAATGAGAAAAAGAATAGGAGACAAATGCGTTGATATGGCATTGAAAAATTCACAACTTTCCGATGAAGAATTTTCAGAAGAAGTTAAAAGAACGAGAGAAGCAATGAGTTGCCTTAAAAATCTTTTTAAGGAGGAGGAAAAGTAATTATGGCAGAGAATACATCGGTTTTAGATAAAAAAGCATTTACCACTTCGTTAAGCGAGTGGAGCAATACAATGACAGGACTTATCATCAACGATTACAAGGCTGTTGGAATGGATATGGACGATTATGCCAAGGAATGTGCTATGGAAGCCATGACAAGCATTTTCAATCTTGTCAAGAGCGACCCTAAGATTGATATGAGAAACCTTGATACAAGCAATTTGAGAGGGATTGTGAAGCGCTGCGCATCTCTTAAATTGAACGCTAGTGCATATCCAAGAGAATGCTATTTCCAGTTGCGAAATGTAAAAGTTGGAACTGATCCGCAGACAGGAAAGGATGTATGGCAGAAACAGGTTGAAATGGGAATCGAGGGCAGTGGTTACGATTCATTGCTTGCTAACTATGGCAAGGATGTAAAACAGGTATATCCATATTGGGTAATTAAGGAAGGAGATGTGTATATCCCACCAAAGCACAAAGGGCTTACAGTTACAGAGCCGGAATGGGAAGAAAAAGGATTATCTGATAAGGCTGTAAGAGTTGTATATCCTGTTAAACTGTCGGACGGAACAGTAACATATCTTTCCGCTGATAGAGATAGTGTTAAAGTAAATCTTTTAGCACATGTCAAGCAAAATATGATGAATAGCACTTTTGGCGTGTGTGAGGATAGATATAAAGCTACACAAAAGCAGAAAGCAGAGATTAAGGCTAAGAAAGAAGAAATACTTAATGCTTTAAGAGCGTGTAAGACAGTTGATGAAATGCTTGAATGCGATCCTGCAAGACCATTTATCAGCGGTGCTTGGCTTGATACGCCGGAAAGCATGATTCAGAGGAAAATGTGTAACAATGCTACAAGAAAATATCCAAAGAATTATGATCCTATGGCAAGACAGGCACAGGTCGAAATGGACGAGGTATATCAAGCTGCACAGGATGAAATCGCTGAAAATGCTAATTCCGTAGATTTTTCAGAAGATGAAGCAATCGATGTAGAAGCAGCAGAATCGGCAGCAGAACCGAGTTTCTTGAAAGAGTAGCGGCTTATGAAAAATGGAAGCATAGAAGAAATGATTAGAGAGTTTTCTGACGGCACATATGATCTGACTTGCAATGGCGAATGTACCCAGTGTGGAAATTGCTGCAGCAACGCACTTCCCATGACAAAAAATGAGATAGATGCAATCCACAGATACATAGCCAAGAAACATATCAAAGAACAGAAGCACGCATATCCATTTTCACAAGAAAGCATTGATATGACCTGCCCGTTTCTTGATAATAGCAAGCCAAAAGAGAAATGTGCAATATATGCGGTTCGCCCTCGGATATGCAGAGATTTTATCTGCTGTCCGAGCAAAAGACCGCCAATTGATGATTTGAGTTACAAATTAAAGTGCAAGACAGTTGACGTTAGAAAGGAGTTTTTCGGATGAGAGTAATTTCACAGGATGGAACAATAGATGTTCCTTATGAATATATTTCTTTGGTGGTATCAATTGCAAAGTGCAAAGATGTGGAACACGTTTGTATCTATTGCCACAACATATCCGCACCGCATGGCACTAGATTAGCGGGGTATTCTAGCAAAGCAAAGGCGATTAAAGCTATGGAAACGCTTAGAGAAGCATATACCGGTATGCCTGTCGTAATGCAGAATGTTGATGTTTCAGAAGATATGACAAAGGAATTTGAAAGATTAAAGAAATGCGGTGTTATGGTGCGAGCCGAAAATCAGCCGTCAAAAGTAGATTTTATCAATAATGCTATCTTTCAGTTCCCACAGGATGATGAAATCGAGGTGTGAGTATGGCAAAACACACAATGCAGGAATTATACCAATGGCAGGCATTACCGCTGAATATCAAGGTTTTAATGACAGCGGAGAGAATAAGAAACTGGGTAAATGAATTTGGCGAAGATGGCGTATATCTGTCATTTAGCGGCGGTAAAGACAGCACAGTTTTGGGACACATAATCAGAGAAGTTTGTGGGTATAAAAATATTCCTTTTGTATTCGTAGATGTTCCGACACAATATCCAGAGTTAAAGAAGTTTGCACAGACTTTTGATAACCTTGTGATTTTAAAACCAAAGATTTCATTTGCACAGGTTTGTGAACAGTATGGATTTCCGATGATTAGCAAGGAAGTATCAAATTGTGTAAGCGGCGCAAGAAAATATGTTAAATACCTTGACAGCCAAGAATGTAATAACACAATCTTAACAGACAGACAGACAGACAGACAGACAGACAGACAGACGGTTCCGTATGCTTGCTACATGGCAGACCTGCTAGGAATAGACAGGAGAATAGACAAACAGAACGAACAGTACAAGAGCTTGCAGATGGGAGTTATCCCTAGCGGTTCAGAATATAGGTTACGCAGATTGAATGGAGAATTGAAAGACAGAAAAGGGAATTATAGTCAGTTTAATCAAGAAAAATATAAATTCTTTCTTGATGCACCATTTGATATAAGCGATATGTGCTGTATGGAAATGAAACATAAACCTGCATTTGCTTATGAAAAGCAAACGAAAAGGAAACCTATTTTAGCTGTTATGGCAAGCGAAAGCACTATGCGTACACAAAAATGGTTACAGGATGGATGTAATGCTTTTAATGTCACAAGACCACATAGCAATCCTATGAGTTTTTGGACGGAACAGGATGTTTTACTTTATATCAAAGAGAATGCGAAAAGCATGATTGAAGTCAGAATGAGTGATGACAAGATGTTTTACGGAAATAGGATTGTATACAAGAAAACAGGAGCGAGTGTCGAAAATACCGAGTTTTATTTTCCAATATGTTCCGTTTATGGCGAAGTGGTTACAGATTATGAAGCTATGGGACAATGTGAAAATCAGATGTCATTTGCTGATTTTGGGCTTTTTGACAAGGAAAGACCATTGCTGAAAACTACAGGTTGTCAAAGAACCGGCTGCGTACTGTGTGGGTTTGGATGTCACTTAGAGAAAGAGAGCAGATTTTTAAGGTTGAAAGAAACACATCCTAAATTCCATAATCTGCTTTACATCTTGAAAAATAATGGCGTGACATACGCAGAAGCTATCGACTGGGTTAATGAGCACGGAAATATGAATATTAAGTATTAAAGGAGTATGTAAATGAAACTTAAGTGTATCGCCACAGGAAGTACAGGGAACTGCTACACCCTAACTTCTAGCAGCGGAGAAACACTTATCCTTGATTGTGGAATCCAAATTAAGGATATTAAAAAAGGCTTAGATTGGAACATAAAGGGGATTACGGGTGTGATTATAAGTCACACCCACCTCTAGACCACAGCAAGTCATTAAACGATTTTAAATCAATGGGAATACAGATACTTGCCCCGTATTTAGGCGATAGCTGTAAATCAATGAATATGGGCGGATTTGCAGTAAAACCCTTTGATTTAACGACAATAGACGGAAACTGGACACATACAGACGCAAATGGCGAGCCTTGCCCGATATACGGCTTTCTGATTACACACAAGGAAATGGGGAGAATGCTTTACATAACCGATTGCGAATTAATCAAGTGGAAGTTTAGAGACATAAACCACATTCTCTTAGGTGTGAATTATGACAAGGATTTAATCGACAGGGATAACACAGGTAAAGCTAATCACGTTTTCAGAGGTCACTTATCCATTGATACAGCTTGTGATTTTGTTAAAGCAAATTATTCAGATAGCTTGCAGAACGTCATAATGTGCCATTTATCAAGTGAAAATGCTGATAGAGATAGTTTTGTCGAGGAAATGAAAAAAGTCGCTTGCGGGGCGAATGTAGATGTTGCAGTTGCAGGGAAAAGTTGGGATTTGAAAAATCCTAATGAGTGTCCGTTTTAGGAGGTAAAAAGTGAAATTATTCAAAGTGCATAAAGACATTGAAATAGACAAGCGATTTGGGAATGTGAGAATTTCAACATTCAAATATTCAAAGCCTATTGAAAATTCTGATAAGTGGGAACACTACACAGAAGTTAGTTGTTGGTATGACAGCGATTGTGAGAATTGCCCTTGCGGTTGGGAAAGCAGAAGCTACGAGGGAGAATGTATTGATTGTGGGTGCATGTTCGACAGAAAAGGCGGCTTTGGCGTTCCAACATGGAAGTGTATGTTACCCAAGTGGATAAAACGGTTATTTGCTAAACACAAAGAAAAAGAGCGTCCGTTTTAGAAAGGAGATCAGATGATTAAAGGCAGAAAAGTCTACGACCCATTAACTGATACTTGGAGCACGGGTTATTGGGTTGCGGATGATAAAGGAAATTATTACCCGGTGTGGTAGAAAGGAGCAATAATGGAGAGATTAACAGAAATAAATCCTTTGTGGATCCATGATGAAATGTTGACAGAGGTTGAATTGGAACAATTCTGAAAGGGGATAGGAATAATGACGATAGACGAAGCTATTACATATCATAATAAGGTTGCGCATCAACAAATAAAAAATGGATTTCGTTCACAGAATGACATTTATGATTTTTTGCAGTGCGCCAAAGAACATAAACAACATGCTGAATGGCTTGAAAAGCTGAAAGAATATCAGCAGTTAGAGGAACAGGGCAGGCTTATCAAACTGCCTTGCAATGTGGGATATGTTGTATATTTTGCACATCATGACAGAGTAATCTCTTCGGAAGTTTTATCAGCGAAATATCATGCAGAAGCTGAAAATCACGGCGTTTTTATTCGTGAAAGATTGACCATTGATGTTGAAGGAGTTTCTGCAGAAATTGATTTTGGCGATATTGGCAAGACAGTATTTCTCACAAAATCCGAAGCAGAAGCAAAACTGAAAGAATTGAGAGGTAGAGAAAATGAGCGATAAACAGAGCAATCTCACAAATAAAGAAATGGAAGATTTACAGAGCATAGTAACTGACATATTAGCAAGTGTATGTGGCATGGCAGACAAGCACAACATTGATAGAGATAGTATGCTGAAATACCTTGCAGATATGCTCACGGATTTCGTAGAAGTGGCAAGCATACAGAATTATGAAACTAACCACACTTGTAACTGCAAGCACAACAGCAATTCAAGAGACGATGAGCCTTGCTGTAGGTGCGATAGCAGAGCAGCAAATACAAACATGGTCAAGGTAAATAGCTTAGAAATAATCGTGCGAATGATAGGCGGCAAGCCTTATTACGAAGTGAAGTACAGAGAATTTGGCAAAAAGGATTATTCTATTGGCTATAGTTCATGCAGTTTAAAGACTGTATTAGGGTTCATTGATGAATATTTTGAAATTGTAGAAAGCAAGGAACAGACTAATGCCGACAGGATAAGGAATATGTCGGATGAAGAACTAGCGGAGTTTCTTGTCGGATTCAAAAACACATTCGGTGAAGAATACGAAGGACAGATCAGTTGCTTGGATTGGTTGCAATCAGAAGCGGAAATAGAGGGAAAAAATGAACGAAGTTAGATTCAGATTTCATCTTGCAGTAATAAAATTTTATTTTTCGATAATGAATTTATTGCATGAAAAATGCAACGAACACATTGCTAAAGCTGAGAAAATTCTAGAGGAATTAGAAAGGAGAGAGTATGAAGAGAGTTGAATCGGAACCAGGAACAATAGTGTTTAAAAGTAAGAAACGACATGTATCGTTTGCTTTTGGAATAGGTAAACGCTGGGGAATAAATTTTGGAGCAGAATATTATGAGCTTTGGGATTGGCACCATTTTGTCATAGGATTTACAATAATTAAATTTTTTGTTGCGTTTAGAGTAAAATGGCGAATTTTTGAAGAAGGTTACGACAGAGACGAAATATACTACGACTGAAAGGAGAGAATATGGAAGATAGATATTTATTCAAGGCAAAGAGGTCTGATAATGGAGAGTGGGAAATTGGTAGTCTAATTGCATTGCCGACAGGAGAATATGAGATTTCAAATAAATGCAATAATCCACCAGATTGTGACCCTATGTGGGATAAAGTAGTAATTACACACAAAGTAGACCCATCTACTATCTCTCAATGCACCGGTTTGAAAGATACAAACGGCACTCCGATCTGGGAGAATGATATTATGGTTGCACACCTAGACGATGCTTACCCGGAAGATGAGACTTATATAAGAATTATGTGGCACGGAAATGGATTTTGTTCAAAAGAAAAGGGAAGCGAAGAAGTAACACCATTTGACAAATTTGACCAAGAACATTTTGAAGTGTGCGGCAACATCTTTGACAACGCAGAGTTATTAGGGAGGAACGACGAATGAATGTAAAACCAATATTATTTAACACAGAGATGGTTCGGGCGATTCTGGACGGACGGAAGAGCTGTACGAGAAGAATTGTAAAAGGCTTTATTCCTAACAACGCAGTATGGGGGTATACCGCTTTTACACCTAAAGGGCGCATATCGTGTAGAGGTACATTTGCAGATGGGTATGGAGAGAAATTCTTCAAACCGCCATATCAGCCTGGAGATATCCTGTACATTCGGGAAACATGGTGTGCGCTTCCAGTTAATGAAGCCGGTCATATGCGCGGTCACTCTGTTTATTATTACAAAGCGGACAGGGATTTGCGACCAGAAGGATGGCGTGGTAATTGGCATCCTTCAATCCACATGCCAAAAGAAGCTGCCCGGATCTGGCTCAAGGTTACGGATGTGAGAGTGGAACGGTTGCATGACATCACATATAATGGAGCACTCCGAGATGGTTCAGAAGGTATAAGATGCGATCATGTAGCACTCGGGGTGCATGGATGTACAGATTGCATGAATACTGGATGGATTGAACCGCCACAGGTCGAATTTATGCAGATATGGGACAGCACCATCAAGAAGCCTGACCTTGACCAGTACGGATGGGATGCAAATCCGTGGGTGTGGGTTATCGAATTTGAGCGATGTGATAAGCCGGAAAGCGAGGAATAATATGACAGAGAGTGAAGCAATTAAGGAATTGCATAAAATAAGACCTAGAGGCGGCATTATCCCGCAAAAGAGAGCCGAGGCTTTAGATATGGCAATCAAGGCACTTGAAAAGCAGATACCGAAGAAAGTTAGGTATGAAGATGCTGGTTATGAACAGTACGGCAATGTCAATGTATATGCTTGTATATGTCCATCGTGCAACTTAGAAATAATTAAATTTAATGACAATGATGTTTCTGAAAAATGTGAAAGTAATAATATAGAAAAAATGTTTCACAGCAGTATGGTGCATCATGCTTATATTGGATTGAATAATTATTGTAACAGATGCGGTCAGAAGTTGGATTGGAGTGATGACGATGAGATTGATTGATGCTGATGCATTTGAAAAATCGGTTATGTTTGGTGATGCGGAAGATATGCAAGATGTAATTTATGCATTGCGTGATTATCCAATTACCTATGATATTGATAAGGTTGTGGAGCGGTTGGAAGAGTTAGAGGGCAGATATGATTCCGTAGATTTTGGAATTAAAGGAATTATTTGCAAGGCAATCGAGATTGTAAAGGCAGGTGCCAAGTATGACGATTGATGAAGCTATTGAAAATTTTAGATATGATGCAGAGCAAAACAAAGTTGATGGGGATTTTTCGTTTGCCAATAACAATGAACAGGTCGCTCAATGGTTAGAAGAACTGAAAGCAATGAGAAACCTAGATAAAACTAATTTTAGTGATGGTTATAATAGAGCGATTGATGATTTTTTGAAAGAAGCAGATGCAACATTCCCTATGCAGAGTGACGGAACAGCGGTTTTGAGACGGTTAGAAAAGATTTCTGATAGGTTAAAAGGCGGTGTTTCTAGTGAGTAAACCAAATTACAGGCAGATATACGCAAAGAAAGCAGCTAGAGAAAATCGTATTAAGTCTATTTGCCCTAGCATTCCAAACACAAGCGGAATATACGCATTTCACAGAGTGGATGAAGCCGGTATAAAAAGGTCGTACGTGGGGCAAGCATTACATTTGTGTGAAAGATGCGCTTCACACCTTGGAGAGTATGACCATATAGCATTAAGTCTAAAGAAACACGGGTTTTACAGTGAAGATAATCCTTACGGATGGAAGTTGGATTTTAAGACTTGCCCTAAATCTGAATTAGATGAAAAGGAAGTTGCTACGATCAAGCAATTTGCTGACAAGGGATTTCAGATGTACAACGTCACAGCCGGTAGCCAAGGGCAAGGGAAGTTGGTAACAGGTCAATACAAGCAACCTAAGACCTATACACAGGGCATACAGCAAGGATATAAAAAAGCTTCAAAAGAAGTTGCGCATTTATTTGAATTGCACCTTGATTATAAGACTAAATCTGAACCCCCTAACAAAAATCAAGAAAAAGCATTGAATAAATTTTTGGAGTTTTTAAATTATTGCAAAGGAGATTCTGGAAATGAATGAGATATGGAAAAGCGTTGTCGGATATGAAAATCTTTATGAGGTATCAAGTTTCGGTCGGGTCAGGAGCGTTGATAGGACAACTATTGGGAAAACAGCTTTTAGTGATGATTCTTTGTATCATTTTAAAGGAAAAATATTGAAACAAGGAAATAGGAAAACTTCTGGAATGCCTTATAAGCAGGTTGTTCTTTATAAAAACAAGGAACACAAGACTGTTGCCGTACACAGATTGGTTGCAGAGGCATTTATACCCAACCCTGATAATTTGCCTCAAGTAAATCATAAGGACGAAAATCCAAGCAATAACAATGTTAGCAACCTTGAATGGTGCACATGTAAATACAATGTGAATTACGGAACTGCAACCGATAGGAGAGCACTAAAGACAAGAAATAATGCATACAATCAAAAACCTGTTATATGCTTGAATACAAATATTGTCTATCGAAATAGTTGTGAGGCAGAGAGAAAAACAGGAATAAAGGCAAATACTATTAGAGAGTGCTGCAAAGGTAATTACAGCAATGCCGGCGGGTTCAAATGGCAGTATGCCAACGAAGCCGATGTTACAATCAAAAGCGCGGGCGCTCAAGAAATGGCAATACTAGACACTATGTTTAAAATTGAAAAAGAAAAGGGGATTATTTCATATTTAAAAAATTCAGTCGTTGTATCGACAGCTGAAATTTCCAACAGGCTAAATATTTCTGCTTATGAGGTTAGGAAATCAATTAGAAAACTTGTTAGATTAGGGCTTGCATAGAAAAGCGCAATTGGCAAGAAGTATATAAAACCAAGCGAAGTAAATGAATGCCAAGTTTCGGGGCATATTCCGCCAGAAATAGGATTTTCACTAACAAAAACAGGATTTAAGGCATCACAGAAACAGTATGAAAAATTTATGGACTTATTGAAAGTGGGTGAGAACGAATGAGCGGTGGAAGTTGGTGCTATTTATACTCAAAAGAGATTGATGACCTTATGCAGTACAGTAACATCGAAACATTAGAAGAAATGGCTGATTATCTCAATCAAAACGGGTATGAAGATGTGGCAAAAGATACAAGGCGTTTAGTTGAATATATCAAATCAGCTAAAATAAGAGTGGAAACGCTATTTGAAATGTTAAGTCCTGTTTTCAAAGCTGTTGAATGGTATTGTAGTGCAGATTGGGGCAAGGATAGAGTTGATAAAGCAATAGAAGAATATAGGAATGGAAAGGGCGATTCGGAATGAAGATTGATGAAAACACAATAAATCACAATGCGTTAAGACTTTGCGGCAATGTATCAGAAGATGCATGGGATATCGCAAGCGATACTGAAAATGCAGAAAAAAGAGCAATTGCCAGAGTGGCCTACATCAATGGTGTATATGATATGGCTAACGCCATGAAAGAAGTTTTGAAAACTAACTAAAAATCAAAGAAAGGAACAGGACGCGCGCATAAAACCTAGGTTTCCTTTTGGTAGATTTAGAAATGATAAATGGAGAACTGATTGTAGATAATTTTGCCGGTGGTGGCGGGGCTTCCACTGGAATAGAAATGGCGACAGGGTACAGCGTAGATATTGCAATCAATCACGACCCAGAAGCCATTAAGATGCACAAAGCGAATCATCCGAACACCAGGCACTACTGTGAAGATGTGTGGCAGGTAGATCCGGTAGAAGCATGCAAAGGGCATCCGGTAGGACTTGCCTGGTTTTCCCCGGACTGCAAACACTTTTCAAAAGCCAAAGGCGGTAAGCCTAAAGATAAGTTTATCCGAGGCTTGGCATGGGTAGCGTGTAGATGGGCTGGACTGGTAAGACCGAGGGTAATCATGCTAGAGAATGTGGAAGAGTTTAAGACGTGGGGACCATTAAACAGGGGACGCCATCCAATCAAGAACAAACAGGGTAAAACATTTGAGCGGTTTGTTCAGCAGCTCACAGATCTTGGATATAAAGTGCAGTTCAAAGAGCTGGTAGCTGCGGATTATGGAACACCAACCATGCGAAAAAGATTTTTTATGATCGCTCGTTGTGATGGTCAGCCTATTGTATGGCCGGATCCGACACACGCACCAGCAGGCAGCGAAGCAGTTAAAGCTGGATTGCTGAAACCGTATGTAGGAGCATACACGCAGTTGGATTTTTCGCTACCGTGTCCGAGTATCTTTGATACATCCAAAGAAATAAAGGAGAAATACGGCATTCGGGCGGTACGACCGTTGGCTCCTAAGACAATGGAGCGGATTGCAAGAGGACTGAAAAAGTTTGTGCTTGAGAACCCGGAACCGTTTATTATCCAGTGCAACCACGGCGGCGAGCGCAGACCGAATGATATTCGGGAGCCAATGCCGAAAATTACCGGAAAACACGGTTACGGTGTGGTAGAACCTTACATGATTCCTATTGGATATGGCGAAAGAGACGGACAGGCACCCAGAGTACATGATGTAGAGAAACCATTGCCGACCATAGTTGGGAGTGGGAAACATTATCTGTGCGAGCCGTACATGGTACAGATTGGGCATACAGGATTTACGGCAGACAGGAGAAAGGATGTGAGAGAACCGCTGCACACGATTACAACGTCAGCCGGACATTTCGGAGAGGTTAGAGTATTTCTGATTAAGTATTATGGAGATGCCACAGGACAGTATATAGAGAAACCACTTGATACAGTTACGACCAAAGATAGATTCGGACTGGTAACAATCGAATGTGTGGATTATCAGATCGTAGATATCGGACTTCGGATGCTGGAACCAAGAGAGTTGTACGGATGCCAAGGCTTCCCAGATGATTACATAATCGACCACGATTATACTGGAAAGACTTATCCGAGAAGCGAGCAGGTGCGCAGATGTGGAAATGCAGTATGTCCACCAATACCTGCGGCACTGGTGAGAGCAAATCTACCGGAATTATGTGTGGCAGAACGCACACCGAATATGCAGATCAGAGCTGAACAGACCGGGCAGCTCCGGTTTGCCTAAAAAGAATAGAGATTGATTGATAAGGAGTGAGAAAAGTGGCAGAAAGACGTATGTTTACAAAAAGGATAACTGAAAGCGACGCTTTTTTAGATATGCCTAGTAGTACGCAAATGTTGTATTTTCATTTTTCTATGAATGCGGATGATGATGGATTTGTGAATAATCCAAAGAAAATACAGAAAATGTGTGGCGCTTCTGATGATGATTTTAAATTGCTGATTGCAAAATCGTTCATCATACTATTCGATAGTGGGATAATCGTAATAAAGCATTGGAAAATGCACAATTACATTCAGGCAGACAGGTACAGACCTACAGATTATGTAGAAGAGAAATCTATGCTTGGAATCAAGTCAAACAAGGCTTATACGTTGGATGTATCCAAAATGGATACAGAATGTATACAGAATGGATACATAGGTAAGGTAAGTATAGATAAGGATAGTAAAGATAAGGATAGTAAAGAAGAGAGTGTGGGAGAGGAAAAAGCTAAACGCTTTTATCCGCCAACACTAGATGAAGTGAAACAGTATTGCGAAGAACGGAAGAATAATATTGATCCGATGGTATTTATTGATTTCTATTCAAGTAAGGGTTGGATGATCGGAAAGAACAGAATGAAAGACTGGAAAGCGGCTGTTAGGACTTGGGAGCGAAAAAGAAAAGAACAATCCAAAGCAGAAAGCAGCGTATATGACGAATGGAGGGATGCCTAGTGACGAGAGAGGAAACGATAGAGCTTCTAATGATGGTGCAAGCAGCATTCCCAAATTACAAGCCGCAGGATAAGACGGTAGCTGTCAATACTTGGTTCCTGATACTTTCAGATTATCCGTATCGGCAAGTGCAGATGGCGCTTAAAGCCTATATTGCGACGGATACAAGTGGATTCGCGCCAAACATCGGGCAGATCATTGATAAGATGCAAATGATAACCAATCCTGCGGAAATGAACGAAATGGAAGCATGGTCGCTTGTCAGTAAGGCTCTGCGGAACGGAAACTACAAGTCAAGAGAAGAATTTGAGAAATTGCCCGATCTTGTGAAAGAAGCGGTCGGAAGCCCGGAAAACATTCATAACTGGGCGCAGTCTGACATAAAGAGTATTGAGAGCGTGATCCAGTCAAATTTTATCAAGAGTTATCGGATTGTTGTAAACAGGCAAAAGGAAATGCAGAAATTGCCAAAAGACATAAAAGCTGTGATTTCCAGCAGTAGGACCTGCATCGGCAAGGAAATTGAAACATCACAAAAGATTGCGTTGGAAGCAAAAGAAGAGCCGGCAGAAGAACGAAAATGTATTCCTATGCCGGATCGGCTGAAAGAAAAACTGAAATTGTAGGAGGTAAAGAGGTTTGTCCGGACAAATAAAGCTAGCTTTACTCATGCAATCATATGTACGACAAAGAAAGATACGAAAGACTGAAAGCAGAAGGCATATGCCCCACTTGCGGGAAACCGAATGATCGTGCCAATAGGGTATACTGCACAGAATGCCAGAAAAGAAAAACTGAAAAGCAGTTAGAAACGAGGAAATGGTATGCCAAAATGGGATATTGCCCTCGGTGCCAAAAAAACAAATTGTTTGGGTCAGAAAAGGTATGCCCTGAATGCACTGCTGAAAATACGAACAGAATTGAAAGAAAGAGAGAGATTAGTAGGGAAAAATACAATGAGTACATGAAGAATTACCATAAGAAGTTACACAATCAGAGGAAAGCGGATGGTATTTGTACTCGTTGTGGAAAAGCAAGTGTAAAAGGAACGGGATATTATACCTGCATAAAATGCAGGGAAAAAGAAAGAAAAAATATATATCCGCGAGAGTACGGCTGGGCGAGAGTTGCCGAGGGTAAATGTTTCTTTTGCGGAGAGCCAGTGAAGAAAGGCTATAAGGTATGTGAAAAGCACTGGAAGTCAAATTGTGATAATGCGAAAAAGGCAGACAGAAGCTATCTGCAAAGAACGAACAAATTGTTTTTTAGAAAGAAAGGAAAATGTGCAAATGAGACTAATTGATGCAGATGAATTAAAAAAAGAAATACATAAGGCATATTCAGACGATCTTGGAATACGAGAGAAAATTGATGAACAGCCGACAACATATGATATTGACGGCGTTGTAAAACAATTAAAAAGATGTTATGGAATCGTAAGAAGCACCAGTGTTGGCTACACTAAAGGCTTAAAAGATGCATATGAAAGATCTATTGATATTGTGAAAGCAGGAGTAAAAAAGTAAAAAGGGAGAAACGGCTTATGAGGTTATCGGAACTGACTAAGCCAGAGATTGATGCAATCGTCGGAAATGCTAATTTTACTGAGGAAGAATATCAAGTGTTTCAGTATTTGTGTAAGGGCACAACACTTGATGAAATGGTTTATAGGCTAAAGCTATCGAAAGCTACTATTTCAAGAATCGTATTCAAGGTCAAAATGAAAATAGAAAGGATTGATAAAATGAAGCAAAATATACCTGTATGGGAAAAAATCACAATGACAGTAGAAGAAGCTGCAGAATATAGCAGCATTGGCATAAACAAAATCAGAGAGCTTTCAAGCGATCCCAGATGTAATTTTGTTATCTATATAGGCAAAAAGCGGTTAATAAAGCGAAAAGAGTTTGAAAAGTTCATTGCTGATAATGTGGAGTTGTAGACTTATAAAGCCTTATGTGATATTATATGTATTTGCATAAGGCTTTTTCCATACAGAAAGGAGCGTAAAAGATGGGAAAAGACCTAAGAGGTAAGGAAATAGGGCAGGGTTTGTCCCAAAGGAAAGATGGGTATTATGTCGCTAGATATACTGACAGGTACGGAAAGCGCATACAAAAATTGTTCTTGAAAATGAGAGAAGCCCAAAAATGGCTTTCGGAAAACAAATACGAAGAACAACACTCAAATTTAGACTTTCCGTCAGACTTGATTGTTGAATCGTGGTTCCAATACTGGATTGTAATAAAAGAGAAAACGGTAAGACCGAATACCGTCAGAAATTACAGAGAGCGTTACACTAGAAATATAAAGCCGATAATAGGGAATAAATTATTAAGAGATGTAAACAGTATTCATTGCCAGCAAATATTTAACAAAATGGATGATGAAGGATACAGAAAATCGACAATATATCAAACGAGAATAGCACTATATAATATGCTGCAATATGCATTCGACAACGATGTAATAAGAAAAAATCCGTGCACAAGGGCTGTTATATCTGACATAGGCAAAGAATCCGTTAAGAAAGAAGCACTCACAATAGAAGCGCAGAAAAGATTTTTAAAATATGCTTCCGGCATGTCTTATGAATATCAATATAGATTTATCTTACAGACTGGATTGAGAACTGGTGAGCTTACAGGTTTAAAGTGGGAAGATATAGACTTTAAAAACAGAACGCTTACGGTTAGCAGGAGTTTGGAATATAGGCATTCAACAGGCGAATGGAGAGAGGGGCAGCCGAAGAGCAAATCGGGGTATAGGACTATACCACTGACAGATGAAGCAATTTATATCCTAAATAAGCAAAAAGAGAAAAACGCGCATCTGAAATTTGTCGAAATGCAATGGAAAGACAGAATATTTTTGTGTAAGACCGGAGCACCTGTTAAGAACAGCACATATGACACGGCGTTATTTAAAATATGCGACAAGGCAAAAATTCCTAGATTCTCAATGCATGTATTGCGTCATACATTCGCTACGAGATGTATAGAAGCCGGAATGATGCCGAAAACTCTTCAAACGATTTTAGGACATTCAAATATCGGAATAACCATGAATCTGTATGTGCACACAACAGACGACCAGAAGAAAATAGAAATTGAAAAAGTGGCAAAAGCACTAAAAGTTATGTAAAATTGGTACATAATTGGTACATATAAATAAAACAAAGACAAAGAAATGCGATAAAACAGGCATTTTCAGTAAGGAGGAAGTCGAAATGAAATTAGGAATCGTAGTTAATTGAAGTTTTTTATATAAATTTACGTGGTTTAATATATTGATACAAATACCTATTTTATTGAGTTTATTGAGTTTTTGTGAAATTGTATATTTTTATATATTTTCACGTATTTTTATAAAAATTGGTACATAATTGGTACATAACTGGTACACGGAAAAAGCCTTATGCAAAATGAGAATAAATTGATAAGAATGTGAGAACCACATTCTTTTTTTATGCGCCAAAATATAGCCATAAGGAGTTGATAGTTATGTTTTCGGACACAGTTTTAGAAAAGATATTTGCAATGCCGGATATGCAGATGCTTGATCTTCAAACACAATCAAACATTGTGCACGGCATTGAGACAATACTGGAAAAAGAGGAAAAGAAGAATGCTGATGAATTTCAGTCAGATGGGAACGCCGAATAAAGATGTATTTTTGACACAGGATGAAACAAATATATTGGTCGAAGCTGAAAAAGCGGAAAGAGAGGAACATTATGCAGCCTTACCCAAATCCAAATTACTACCAGAACTATATGCAGCCGCCGCAGCAGATTTATAGTCAGCCGGCAGTACAGCAGTACCAGCAACCTTCATATATGCAGCAGGCAGCGCAAAGAATAAACGGAAGAGTGGTGCAGTCCGCAGATATGATTACCGCAAACGATGTCCCGATGGATGGATCGGTTGCGTTCTTTCCCACACAAGATCTGTCAGAGATATACGCAAAGAGTTGGGATGCGAATGGTAAAATCGTTACAAGGCTTTTTAAGCCTGTTTCAGATTCGTACCCTTCCAATCCCACACAAGAAACAGAAAAATTGAAAATAGGGCTATCAGACGAAGCCACAGAGGTATTCAACAAGCACTTTGATACACTTTTTTCCAAAATAGAAGAACTGGAAAAGAAAATTGACGAGAAATCTTTGGCTAAGACTAATGCAAGAACAAAAGTTAGTCAAGATTAGTCCAAGTTTAGTCTAAGTTTAGTCATAGATTAGTCATAAAAAGTAATAGGATGGTGGTTTTATGAATTTTTTTCAAGCGTTTAGAAGCCCACAACAGTTTTTGCAGAGCATGATAGGAAATAGCCAAGTTATGCAAAACCCGATGGCTAAAAATGCTATCGGAATGGCTCAAAGTGGAGACACAAAAGGAATAGAAAAAATGGCACGTAACCTATGTCGGGAAAAAGGAATAAACCCGGATGAAATGATAAATCAAATAAAAAGCAGAATGGGTATGTAACAGCATATTAGAGGTTTGTGCACAATACCTGGGTGACCTCTTTATGAATAAAATATTTTTGGAGGTATCTAATATGTTCAACACAGGAAATTGCGCGTCGGTTCCGCTTGTAGCGAATATCGACGGAAATGGAAACAACGGTTGGGGCGGCGATGGCGGCTGGCTCTGGATTATCGTTGTATTCGCATTGCTCTTTGGATGGGGTAATGGCGGATTTGGCGGCTGGGGTGGCAATAATGGCGGTGGCTATGTTGCGACAGCAGCTACACAGGCAGATATTCAGCGTGGATTCGACAATCAGGCTGTTATCAGCAAACTTGACGGAATCACAAACGGTCTGTGTGATGGATTCTATGCCGTAAACAACAGTATGCTTACAGGATTTAACGGAATCAACACCAATATCATGCAGACAGGCTATGGCATCCAGCAGGCAATCAACGCTGACACAATCGCAAATATGCAGAACGCAAATGCATTGCAGGCACAGCTTGCAAACTGCTGCTGCGAAACTCGTGAAGCTATCCAGAACGTGAACTACAACATGGCAACCAACACTTGCGCATTGCAGAACACAATGAACAGCAACACAAGAGACATCATCGACAGCCAGCAGGCAGGAACAAGAGCAATTCTTGACTACTTATGTGCAAAAGAAAATGCGGATTTGAGAGATAAGGTACAGAAGCTTGAACTTTCTGCTTCACAGGACAGACAGAATGCACTTCTGACTACTGCAATGACGGCACAGACACAGCAGATCGTCAATTCTGTAAATCCACCGGCAGTCCCAGCATATGTCGTTCCAAATCCAAATGCGTACGCTTATGGATGCGGATGTAATCAGAGCTGCGGATGCTAATTACAACAGAATAATTGAGTATCTTAATTGAGTTTAACTCAATTATGTCTGCAAAAGCAGTATTACTTGTAAATCAAGGGGCAGGCTGAAATATGTTTGCCCTTATTTTGGAAAGAGAGGTAAAAAATATGGCAGAATTTACAGGAATTGCATTACAAACAGTTGCCGCAGGAGAAGATGTTGCTTTTACAGAAACACCAGTATGCGGTAGCAAGTGTATTGTTCATAGACAAGGAAGTGGTATCGTCAAGTTAAGAGGCATTACAAACCAGTGCAGAGCAAGATTTCTTGTATCGTTTAGTGGAAATATTCAGATACCAACAGGCGGTACGGTTGGAGCTATTTCACTTGCACTTGCGGTAGATGGCGAGCCTTTACAATCAACACGAATGATCGTAACACCGGCAGCAGTTGAAAATTTCTTTAATGTATCAGCACAGGCATATGTTGATGTACCTTGTGGCTGTTGCAGTACTGTAGCGGTGCAGAATACATCTACACAGGCTATTGAAGTTCAGAACAGTAATTTAATTGTTGTTCGTGAAGCGTAGGAGGTGATCTGTATGCATGAGTTTGCAAAGAAAATTATGGAATGTGTAAAAACAAATGCTGAATCTATAGGCATTGACAATTTCAGCGGTCAAAACCTTGATGACTTAAAGGATTGGACGGAGATTGCAAAGAACATTGTCTGCTATGATAAAGACTATAAAATTGTGGAAGCAATGAAGAAGTCAGAAGATAATGAGGATATTATGCATATGCTTGAACAGTACGAAGATTATCCAGAGCGCAGATTTTACGATCATTACAGATATGCTGATGGCAGATTTGCGCCAAAAGGTCGCGGAACATACCGAAGAGGTTACGAGGAACCGCCGTACTGGCATATGACACCAGAGCGTTATCACGATATGGAATACAGCCGTGATATGGATAAGGGAAATGGTCGCATGTACTATACAGAGCCTATGCACACTGAAAGCCGGTATGAAAGCGCAAAGAGGGCTTACACGGAATCAAAAGAACTGCACAAAGGAAATGAACCGCAGGACAAAGAAGCAAAAATGCGTGAGCTGGAGAAGTACATGAAAGAAATGTCAGATGATCTGCTGAATCTGATGAAAGGAATGTCACAGGAAGAAATGAATATGGCAAAGTCCAAATTATCAGTCCTTGTCAGCAAAATGTAAAAACAAAGGCTATGGGTGCAATGCTCATAGCCTTTTTAGGAGTTGATTATATGATATTTACAGTAAATGGAAATAACTGGATACTGCAATATGTAAGACCTAGCAGCGAAGAACTGCGCAGGTCAGACGGCGTATACACTCTCGGCGTTACCGACAATACAACCAAAACGGTAACGATTGCGGATAACCTGTCAGATCGAATGACAGACAAGGTACTATGCCATGAGTTGACGCACGTTTACAGCTTCGAGAATGACTGTCACATGGATATGCGCACAGAAGAGATAGTTGCGGATTTCCTGTCTCTGTATGGGCGTGATATCGTGTATATGGCTGATGATCTGATGAAGATTTTTCCAAGAAAAGTTGCGTACTAATTGGCTTTATGTAATCTGAAAAACTGGATATTGAAAATCTCGAGAAAAACGCTAAAAAAGATCTGTTTTCAAAAAATTTTTCACAAGAAAAATTTCAAATCGGGGAGAATTTGAACCCCCCAGTACCATTTTACAGGCTCAAAAACCAAAACGGCGTTTTTGACGAATTTTACAAAATTTTCGTGAAATTTAGGTCGGAAAATTACAATATATATTTCTTGGTCTTGTTTTTCTCTTCCGTTCCTTTGCCCTTCTCGAAACTTTCAATATATACAGTTTTTCCGCTTTTGTAGTGGCGGTAATGACCGCGAACAGTCCACCCCTCGGAATATCTCGTAAGCATAAAAAATCATGTTCCTTTTTTCAATAAAAACAATTTTTTCATAGAAAACACCTCCATATTTCAATTATTCCCAGTTCTGGGAAAAAACCGCCGCCGGTATCGCTCCGGCGTGCATCCTCTGCGGCGGCTAATTTAAACAATTTTCAATCTCTTTCGCAAGGTGCGGAAAAGCTTTTTCTAAGTCTTGCACACTGTCAGAGTAGTAATCCCCAACAATTTTCCCAAAAATGCGAAGGTTGCCGCAATAAAACCCGCCTAGATCGTTAAAACATATATCAAGGCCTGTTACCTGTTCCGGTTTGTCTCCATACCACATATCAATATTCACTCTTTCCATTTTCTTTTCCTCCATTTTCTAAAATATCCCGGCCATCCGGGTAAAAGCAAGCCGGGGAATCGAACCCCGGAAGCACCGACCTTGCTAATTATTTACTTGCTAAAATCTCCCTTGCTAATAAATCCCAGTAAAGACCATCGCCGCGTTTATCAAGCCATTTTTCGGCTTCTTCTGTACTTTCGTCTAACCATTCAGCCATAAGCTGGATAATATCATAGTAACTATAATCAACGCCAACGCCTAAGCCTCTAAGTCATTCTATACAAGCGTTACGCTCTCCAAGTCTTGCGACTGCCCAGCCGTATTCATTTATAAACTTGTTCTTGATGCCCTTAATTGTGCTAAGCTCTTCGCTCTGTGCAACCTCTACCAAATAATTTTTAACTGCTTCCTTAACTTCCTTGCTGTTTGTTCTTCTCATTTCTTTTTACCTGTGCTATAATATAGCTACCTTTCTTTTTTTGATTGGTGGCGGCTGTGCTTGGTAGGCGTGCCGCCTTTTTTAGTCTGCCATCATCAGAGCCAGGAGACCATCCCACGGCTGACGCTCCAAGGTCGGAGCGTTTCGGCTAAAAATTGCTAGGTTTTTCGTATCGAATTATTGCGACCGTCTCGCCTGTGCTTTGGAGAGTCCCCCAGCCGTTCCACATCGGACCATTTAACCCGGACAACTTAGGCTGGTTGTAAAGTTCTTCGCGCTGACTTTCTGCCATTCTTCCATCGTTGTAGCCGCATATAAGGCTTTCAAATTCCTCTGCCGTGTTTACCTTTACTGGCAAATCATACACGCAAGTTCTGCCATCGTTTAACATTCCTATAATCATCTTTTCTGCTCCTTTCTATTTCTCAATCAGTTTTATGTCCTGATCGGATTCGATCGCTGTTACCTCTGATCTTGTGAAATCCTCTGTACCTACATACATACCATTGACATAAATTCTATAAGTTTTCATTTGTTTTTCTTCCTTTCGTTTGGTGCTTAGTTTCTTAACTTGGTTATAGTATACCGCTAGCGTTATATAAAAACAAGTCGGAATAATGCATAAATATATAACGCTATCATTATATTTTATTGTGCAATATTTATAAAGCTAGCGTTATGTGATTTTTTTCCTACTTATATATAGTAGCGTTATAATGACGATATCTTTATAAAAAACATTGACTTCCGTATATAGTAGCGTTATAATGACGATATCTTTATAAGAAAGGCGGTGTTATTATGGTAACAAAAGCACAAGCAAAGGCTACAGCCAAATACGAGAAAAACACATATTTTAAGGCTCTTGTAAGATTCAAAAAAGAGGATGAAGAGCGGATCAGAGCGGCGGCAGGCGATAGCTTAAATGGTTTTATCGTCCAATGCGTGCTTGATCGGGTGGGGGAACAGGAGCAGACCGCAGCAGATCATGCGGAATCTGAAAAATGCCCGTTTATGGACTAAAAAAATTGAAAAAACCTATTGACTTTTGTATAACGATAGCGTTATAATAAGACCAACAAATAAAGAAAGGGCAGCTAAAGGCTGTAGGGTGGTTAATATGACAAAAGGATATGTAAAAGATTTTTTCGGAAATGATACCGAAATGAGAAGCTGGATTTTTGATAACGGGATTGAAGTGTATGAAAAGGATTTTGATGATGATCTGCATTGTTTTACCGTTTACAACGGAGAGGAAAAGATCGGAACAATTTACCCGGACAATATCGGCGATATGGAGAGCTGTGTAGAATCCTTGGACGCTGGCGAGGATCCTATAAGCGGACACTGGGAAGATGGTTGTGACAATTTGTGCACATTGGAAGGATGGGAGAACGGCGTAGATGATATGGAGTAAATTACTGGAAACATACGAAAATTGCAATGATATAATAAGGGTGGCGCATGTTGCGCTGCCTTTATCTGTTGGCGTGTTACTTGATCCGCTGGGAAAATTATTGCTTATACAAAAATTTGAAAAGAAGGAATGGGCAGAATCGCCTTGTACAGTAAGATCCGAAACAAGGACAAGCAACATATGTCCGCATATAATCAACGACAAATACGCGTATATAGGCGGCAAAGATAAAGAAAAACACGGTAAATACATGGATCAGCTAAGGCAATACGCGGAAAATAGCGATCACTTATACCCATTTGCTGTATATAAATATTTGTCTAAAAATGATATTGACAAGGATTTAAACGAAAATAACATACAGATAGGTGGCGGTGATTACATTGGTTTTGCAGTCTATAAAACGGAATACGATCCGAAAGAGTGGGCGGAATATTATGTAAAAACATTGCCTAAAAATGGTGTATGCTCTGTAACTATGCAAGAAGATTATATACCAGAATCATATCCGAGTAAAATCATGGATGTAGCAGACAAATCCAAAATATTTGTTAATGGGTGCGGCGTTGGTTATATTGCATCCCAAAAAATTATACATACGATGCAGTATCTTAACTGGTATAAAGCAGCCAAAAATTAAATAGGAGGTATACAATGTTTGCTGTTACTGAATTTTTCAGACCGGAGGATGAACAAAACTGGATAAAAGTGTTTGAAGAAAAGGAAGAAGCGTTTGCATATGCGAGGGAGCAAGCAAAAGAGACATACGATGATGAAATCGACAAATTGTCAGATCCGGATGATGCGCAAATAGAATTTACAGAAGGAGTAGACGACTTAAACATACGGCTGCAAGTATACGGTGGTCTTATGGCGTGGATTTGGAGTGTCCAAAAGATTAAATAAAATTAGCCCCGGCTGAAAAGCTGGGGTTTTTCTTTGGTTGCCAGATGGTTGCCAAGTGGTTGCCAATCGGTTGCCAAGTGGTTGCCAATCGGTTGCCAAGTGGTTAACAAGGCGGCAAAAAACAAGGATGCCAAAACAGCTACAAGCCGCGTAAATACTGACTTTTGACAAATGTATACATTCTGTATCCATAGTGTATACATAGTGTATCCATACCGTATCCATACCGTATACATACCGTATCCATACCGTATACGCAAAGAAAAAAGAGAAAAAGAAAGCAGAAAGAAAAGAACCAAAAGAAAGAGTAAAGAATAAAGATAAATAAAGAAACACGATATATATTTAATATAAATATAATTTTATATTTTTATTTATATATTTTATCAAGGCATATATTATATATAAATATATATACTATATCGCGCGCGGATATATATTATATAGGCGGTATATGTGTAGCATAAATAAATCTATTGACAAGGCATATATTCCTGTGATATGGTTTACTTAACAATTAAAGCCGAATCACTTAGGAAACGCCCCGGAGCCGTGAGAGGGGATAAACGCCCGCAAACGTGATAGGCAGCGGAGCAAGGACGGCGAACAGATCAGCGATACACGCTCGCAAGGGAAAGGCAATCAAGACCTTTTATACCCTTGTGGGCGTTTTTTAGTGCCCTAAAACGATCAGGAAGGAGTGCGGAGCATGGAAAAAGTGGAAGCGGCAGAAGATACACAGGAAGTTTTCGAGAATGATATAGAACTGTATCTCCGAATTTTCTGCGAGGAAAACAAAATCGAAGACATGACCACGCAGCCGCAATCAGTCTGGAACAGCGCTTTATATTATATATATAAAAATGTATTTAAGGGTACCACTAGACTTAAAGATAAGACTAATAGACCTATACCAAACAATGATATAGTATCTGATTGCAATAAGTATGATGTAGATAAGATTGCCAATATATTAGATATATATATCTATGATATGTGTATGAGATATGACAAAGAGGTATCTTTACTAGGTTTTTCTACACTAACAGGCATAGACGATCAGACTTTGTATAACTGGAGAGATGGAAAGGGATCGGGATCAAGTCAAACGGGAATCGGCTTAATTCAAAAATTAAAACATTACCGTGAGGAATCCTTATCCAATAAACTTGTTTCCGGGAAGCAAAATCCAGTAGGCACGATCGCAGTGCTGAACCGTCAATTCGGTTGGGCTTCTCCATACACTAGCGACAGCAACCGCCAAAAGCAGCCGCTAACAGCTGCAGAGCTGCCAAAGTTAGCACCTTCTAATTGTGCGGAAATCACAGACAAATCGGCATCAGATCAGCCGGAAGGAGTTGTTTGAAATTGCGCATATTTGCAAACAATTAGAAAATCCAGTGTTTAAGCGGCTTTCAGAGATTTTAAGAGGTTTTAACTATTCGGCAAAGATTTATTTATCGAATAGTATGAAACAATAAAAGAATATCTTGCAACAATATGCACAATTTAGAAACAATTTAAACTCAAGCCCAAAGCGGTAGAGAGATCAGAATACAAAGGGGCGTGGGGGTCTGCATATGATCCGACGAAGCCGCTACTAAGTGCCAAAAATATTTCCAAAAATAAAAAAGACCTTTTGAACAAATAACCAAGAAAGGAAACACAATGGAACTTGAATATAAACAGTTGCGTTTAGAATTTAATAGAGTTTTGTTTAAAAGAGATCTTGAAGAAAAATTGGGTAAGATTTGCTGTAATTGCGGAAGCAATCTTGATGTTGAATATCATCATATAGTCCCATTGGCATTAGGAGGAACAAATAAAATTACAAATATAGTTCCTCTATGCGGAATATGTCATAGCATAGTTCACGGCAAAAAGAATATAAGAAATATAAAAAGATCTGAAAACAACGGAAGACCACGTAGGACACCACCACAAGGATATGAATATACACTAGATAGATATATTGACGGGGAAATTGGAACGAAAGAATGTAAAGAAATACTTGGACTTACAAAGTCTACAAAAATAAACGATGTAAAATATTACAAAGAGTATTTGAAAAGCAGGAAAATAGTAAGGTTTAGAACATACCATGATGTTCAAAGCAAAAACAGGAAACGGAATAAAAATGGAATTTTACTTTCAAAAGTAGAATATGAAGACGGAACAGTGATTGAACATAGATCAGAATAGAAAGCTGATAGAGGTGATAGAAAATGACGAATAGAGAACACTACAGGGAACAGATAATTGATATATGCGCTAAAGGTATAAGACCTATACTTGACGGCGGCAGGCTGGCAGGTTGCAGTAGGCATGATTGCAGTGGATGCCATAAGTGGTATAAATTCGGGACAGGCTTTATCTGCAAAGCGAAGGTAAATTTCTCAAAATGGCTGGAAGAGGAATATGAGCCAGCGGTTGACTGGTCGAAAGTGCCGGTAGACACGCCGATACTTGTTAAAGACGAGCGTAGTAGCGACAAATGGTTTAAAAGGCACTTCGCATATTATCACGATGGGAAAGTTTACGCATGGAAAAATGGAAGAACAAGCTATACGACACAACAGGATCCGCCAAGTGTATGGCAATATGCAAAATTATATACAGGAGATAAAGTAAATGACAGGACATGAATACCAATTACTGGCTGCTAGGACAATCAATAAGGATCTGACAAATAAGGACTGCGAAATGCACGCGCTCCATGGCATGGTTGGAGAAGTTGGAGAGCTGCACAGCCTGTACCAAAAGAAATACCAAGGTCATGAGTTTGACAGTCATCACGCCATGAGCGAAATCTCCGATCTACTTTGGTTCATTGCAGAATATTGTTCGGCAGTCGGACTGAACCTTGACGATGTGATGCAGTACAACATTGATAAACTGATTGCAAGATACCCGGATGGATTTTCGGAAGAAAAATCACTTCACAGGTCGGAGGGAGATATCTGATATACTTTGATGATACGGATAATGGGCTCAGAAGTAATAGAAAGCGTTGCGCAAATTGCAGATATGGAGAATACGATAAAATGCAAGGATATGTATGCTGCAACGATTCAAGCGAATATGTAGCAGATTTCGTTGAATATAATTTCTGTTGCGTGGACTACGAGGAAAAGTAATGGAAATAGTGGGAAAACAGATAAATGATGAATGTACAAAATGTGCGGAACTGCTGCAATGTGAATTATTTAAGCAAGGACATGGCATAAGGCAACCGAGAACAAATATCCGGCAGATGCTTGAATGTCAGATGAAGCATAGAGAAAAGGCAGGTGGTGCAGAATGAAAGAGATTGCGAGAAGCCCTAAAAGGGCGGTCTGAAAGGAAAGGTTTTGTTTTATATCACAGAGTAACTAATAACACACATAATATAGCATTTTACCCCATAGGGCTGTATTTCAAGCCCTATACAACGAGACATGGTGTAAACGGAAAACATTGGCAGCCTTAACCCCCTCAAACCCTCTGTCAGATGCCGGTTCGATTCCGGCTGTCTCGATTTGTCTGAATTATTAGCCATTTTTCGGACACCCTCTAAGAGACCCACTAGCAGAAAGCTGATTAAAGAGCCGTCACAAGGCTTGGTGGGTATCGGCGGAAATGACGCGCCGCCGGACATTGGCAGTGAAAATCAACCCGTGATTCATAGCACGACAGTTAAAGGCTGCACTCCTTTCATAATTGTTTGGTTTGTGGGCGGTTAGTGCTTATCCGCTCACAGCATAGGGCTATCGCCAAGCGGTAAGGCACAGCACTTTGACTGCTGCATTCGTAGGTTCGATTCCTACTAGCCCCATTTCTGCACGGCAAACTATCGTGCGTCGGAAGTATATGAGTGATTTATAAAGAACAATTTATTTGATGCGTGGCGGAATAGGTAAACGCTAATCAATGGTTAAGAAAAAGGTATGCGACAAGAATTGCTAGAACAAGTCCGGTAAATAGCTGTAAGCAATTATACCTATGTCTGAAGAAAAATATTTTGTAGGCATGGACGAAAAAGCGCAGGAAACATATCGCAAAAAGACCTTAAGACATGAAATTATACACGCTTTTCTGAATGAGAGCGGACTGTCTGATAGTTCAAACCGGTTTGATGGTGCATGGGCAAAGAACGAGGAAATGGTTGATTGGTTTTCAATTCAAGCTCCGAAAATCTTTTCTGCGTTCAAGAAAATGAATATTTTGTAAACATGTATTACCGGCTAACAAAACGGTTATCCAATATCTTAAAACAAGACCAAGAAAATAGTCTTTAAATAATTTCCAAAACGCCAAGAGGTGCGTACAATATTGGTGTGCTAAGAATAGCTTTTACTACTGACTACGCATATTACCGGCTACAGATTGATTGTAGTCGCTATCCTAGAAAAAAATTATAGGCAGAGGTCTATAAGCACCTTTGCTGTAAGCGAGGTGCTTTTCTTATGGCATCAAACTATCTGATGCAAACAGTCCAAGAATATGAAAATTTTATACAGGTTCACGGCATAGATGAATTTGTCATTGATGCGTATTTAGAAGCGTGTAAGGTAGCCATAAACGGAGAAAAGGATATTCCGTATGGGTTGCAACTTACAAAGCATTCTAAAGGCATTATAGAGCGTTTCTGCATAGAAAGAACGGGCGGTACTATATGGGATTTAGATTACTACCAATTCAAGCACGAGACAACGCCATATGATCTGCTAGACAAATACCTGAATATCTATAAACTGGAATCTCATTATAGGTTTGAAAGTTTTATGATCTTCATGGAAAAAAACAGGACACCCTGGGAAAGATTCTATTTGCCGAGACAAAATCCGTTGAAGCAAGTAGCAGATTTAATGCAAGACCTATACGATGATAAACTTGACGAGGGCATGGTGTTTATGCCTGGGCGTGTGGGTAAAACACAGATTGTGAAAATGGGTAATTTGTGGTTTGGATCCAACAGACCAGAAAGATCAAATTTGTATTCTGCATATTCGGATAAGATCACTGGCGGATTTTATGATGGAATATGTGAAATGATGACAGATCCAACATATACCTATGCAGAGATTTACCCGGAAAATGTAGCAAAAAAAATTTACACAGATGGAAAAGATCTTACAATAGATCTTGTTCGCAAAAAGACATATCCAACATTTACTTGCCGGTCAATATATGGAACGCTGAACGGAGCATGTGACTGTGATGGACTTGGAATTTATGACGATCTTTTTAGCGGTATTGATGAAGCACTAAGCGAAGATCGACAAAATACGGTATGGGGCAAATTTGACAACAACTATATGCCAAGAATGAAGCCGGGAAAAGCAAAACTTATTGGAATCGGCACAAGATGGGCGCCGAAAGACGTACAGGGCAGAAGATTAGAATTGCTGCAGAACGATCCAGAATATGCAGGAATAAGACACAGAGAGATAATTATTCCTGCACTTGATGAAAACGGAGAAAGCAATTTTGATTACCCGTACAAACTTGGCTACTCAACACAAGACTACAAAAGACGTATGGCTTCGTTCGAGAATAACGACGATATGGCTTCATGGCTTGCGCAGTATCAGCAGGAACCTATTGAACGTAAAGGACAGATGTTTAATATTGATACTATGAATTTCTTCAATCCGGCAGAAATCGAAGAAGTACGACCAGATAGAATATTTGCGGCAAACGACCCGGCATATGGCGGCGGCGACTTTGTATCCATGCCTATCTGCTACGAAATTGACGGAGAATATTATGTACTTGATGCTGTTTACAACGACGGAGATAAGGACATTACGATTCCAGAAGTAACAAACAGAATAGAATCACATTTAGATAAATTCCCAAACAAAACTGCAGAGGTGCATTTCGAGGAAACGAAATCCACATCCAGCTACAGAACCGCTTGCGAAAAAATATGGGAAGAGGACGGATACCCAGTCAATGCAACACATGATCCGGCAGACAACAAAACTGCAAAAATGGATAGAATCAAGAATCATGCGCCGGACATACGGAAGCTACATTTTGTAGATATGAAGCATCAAACAAAAGAGTACAGAAAATATTTTCAAAATATCTTGTCTTGCACATATGAAGGAAAAATGAAGCATGATGATGGAGTAGATTCAACAGCGCAGCTTTGTGACATGATTTATAGCCCTAAAAGAAGAAAAAGAAAAGCTGTTATTATACAAAGCCCTATTTGAGAAAGGAAAATAAAAATGACAACGAAAGAATATTTGAACCAAATAAGCCGGCTAAATAGAATGATAAATAACAAACTTTCAGAGCTTGCAGAATTAAAAGAATTGTCAAAAAGCATATCTGCTGTAACAAACAAAGAACGTGTTCAGACTTCTATGGAACGAGACAAAATTGGAAATACGCTTTCTAAAATTGACGAAATGGAAAGAGAAATAGATAAAATGATAGATTCTTATTCTGACAAGAGGACGCATATTATCGGTCAGATAGATTCGATGGAAGATGAAAACAGCTATGACATTCTTTTTTCAAGATACATTGAGAAAAAGACGTTTGAAAAAATAGCTGATACAAAAAATTACTCTTTTAGGCAAATAATTAGGCTACACGGAATTGCACTAAAGCAATTCGAGGAAAAATACGGTAGCGAATATATGTCATAGAATGTCACATCGAAAAAATTGTATAATTACAATGGGCAAAGCCCATAAGAGAAATACGAACAAAATAGCAGAAACTATAAAGCTAATGCATAAAGAAACAAAGAAAATAAGAATCTTGAAATGGCATTGCAGCAATGCGGTGCTTTTTTCATGGAGAAATGTATGAAAGAAAAGAAGATATATTGCCCTAGATGTGGTCGCAAAGTGGCTACATATGATGGGCGATCCCAAATAGATATCGTTGTGAAATGCAGAAAATGCAACAAAAAAATCGTGTACAGGGTTGCTACAGGGGATATTGAAGTAAAGCCGTTACCAGTAAGGCAGACAGCAAGTGGAATGACGTTTATTTAGCGTAGAGGTAAATCAATGCAAACAGGAAGAATTGTAATTTATACAGGCGTAAAAGAAATAACATCTGAAAACGTAATATCTGTTTTGCGTGATGCAATTTTAGAACACGATCAAAACTCATCAAGAATACAATTTTTGCTTGATTATGATGCCGGCATACAGCCAATAGTAAGAAAAAACCCAAAAAGCTATAGACCTGATATTGATTGTTCGTGCTGCGACAATGTGGCAAATGAAGTTACTGAATTCGCCCTCGGGTTCAAGTGGGGGAATCCTATAACACTTGTGCAAAATGGGGATAATGAAGATCCTAACCTAACGGAAGCTATAGCGGAATTAAACAGCTGCTATGAATCACAAAACGCAAGACAAAAGCAGCAGGAACTTGCTAGGTATGTTGAAATTGGCGGAATCGGATATGTTTATATTGATGTAAATACAGAATATGAGGATGGAGAAAGTTATTTCACATACGATGTTTTGGATCCAAGAACGACTTTTGTAGTAAGGTCAACCGCCTACAGCGACAAGAGAGTTATTCTTGCTGGGACATATATAAAAGATAGACACAGCGGTACCAGATACTACACTTGTTTTACCAAAGATACGCGATATGAAATTACTGACGGAATAAAAATCACTAACGGGAAAAGTAAAGAGAAAACAAAATGGGGATTTTTGAAAAGGAGCGGAGAAGAAAATCCACTCGGAAAAATCCCAATTATTGAATATGTGAGATCGTATGACCGCATGGGATGCTTTGAGCGGCAAATATCAGAAATGGATAATTTGAATCTGCTCATTTCAGATTTTACCAATGATGTTGAACAGAATACACAGGCTGTATGGCATACAAACGATGTTGATTTTCCGTCTGTAGAGCAAAAAAATGAAGATGGAACCACAACGGAAATTCCTATAAAACCCAAATCGGGCGAATGGATGCAGACATATACTGCACCGGATGGAAAAACGCCAATCGTTGAACCACTTACGATCAATTATGATTATGCGGGTATGTTGAACAACATCCAATCGAGAAGGCAGATTATATTGCAGAAGTGCAATGTCCCACAAAGAAATGACAACAGCGGCGGCAGTACAGGCGTTGCAATGTCGGATGCCACAGGATGGTCGCAAGCTGAAACAGCGGCGGCAAAGCAGCAGTTGATTACTGACGGATGCAAAATGGAAGAAATAAAAGTCGTTTTGGCGGCAATCAAGTTGTCAAAAGACGTTAGATCCGAAAATCCGTTGATGAATCTAAAAGCAAGAGACATAAAGCCAAATATCAAAAGGCAAAAAACTTATGAAATGTCAACTAAGGTTAATGCAATGGCAACATTACTCAGCCACGGATTTAGCCTTAAAGATACAGTAGAAGCAATCCCGTTTTTTGATGATCCTAACGATGTGGTAGCACGTAGCGGAAAGATGGTTAAAGCCTATCAAGACAGCATAATCAAAAAGGATGCAGATAATAAGGGAGAAGGCGGAGAGGGAGAAAAAACTCCTAATAACGACCGAATCATGCAAGATTTATCAGATCAGACTGGTAATAGCCCTGTGATTGATAAAAGCAGAACAGATAAATAACTGATACATAGCCACTAGGAAATACCTAGTGGCTTTTTATATGCCCTAGAGAAAGGGCAATACAAATTTCGCAGAAAGTTAGAGAAAACTTAAATCGCAGAAAGAAGAGGTAGTAATTATGGCAGAAGTAACCACAACAGAAACTGAATCAACAAAAAATACTGAACAGGCAACAGAAGCGAACGCTTCTGAAAAAACGCCGACGGTAGAAGAACTCATGACACAGCTTGCTAATGAAAGAGCAGAAAAAGAAAGATACAAAAATGCATCTGATAAGGCAAGTTCGGAAGCTGCAGCCTATAAAAAGCAACTTAGGTCAAAGCAGACGGCAGAAGAGCAGGAAGCAGAAGCAAAAGCAGAAGCGGAAAAACTTCAAACAGAAAAGTTTGAAAGCATGAGCAAAGAGCTGAATCACATTAAAGCAGTCAATGCTTATCAAAAAACTATCAGTGATGATAAATCCATTGAAGCGTTGATTGATGCGGTTGCTGATGCAGACCATAGCATGATTGCAAGCGTGATTGAGAACGAGGTTCAAAGACGCGTGAAATCAGAAAAAGCGGAATGGCTGAAATCAAGACCGCCTGTAAATGCAGGCTCCGGGGAAGACAGCGCAATTACGCAAGAACAGTTTAACAAGATGAACTACCACGAAAGAGTGGAGTTCAAGAATAAAAATCCTGAGCTTTACAAGAAGTTCACAGAATAAAACGGAGGTAATAATATGCCACAAACAAAGTTAGCAAACTTAGTAGATCCACAGGTAATGGCTGATATGGTATCAGCTAAGCTCCCAAAGAAAATTAAATTTTCTCCTATCGCGAGAATTGACACAACGCTGGTAGGTAGACCGGGAAGCACAATTGTTGTTCCAAAATACGCCTATATCGGTGATGCAGAGGACGTTGCAGAAGGCGTTGCAATGGGTACGACTGTACTTACTGCATCTACAACAGAAGCAAAGGTAAAGAAAGCTGGAAAAGCTGTAGAGTTAACAGATGAATCCGTTCTCTCTGGTTACGGAGATCCTATGGGAACAACGGTAAATCAGATCGCAATGTCAATCGCTGCAAAAGTAGATAATGATTGTTACGACGCCCTTTGTGACGCGCCAATCCAGTACGATGGAGCAGCCGCAGATATCAGCTATTCTGCAGTTGTAGCGGCTAACAGCAAGTTTGATGATGAATCAGATGGAGCACTCACAAAAATCCTGTTTATCAATCCGGCGCAGGAAGCTACATTGCTGAATGACGCGGATTTCAAGTCAAATGACAAATATCCACTTAACGTGATTATGAACGGAACAATTGGTTCTATCGCAGGCGCACAGGTTGTTAAATCCAAGAAGGTAAAACTTGTTAAGTACGAGAAAGACAACGAAGCCGGCACAATTACAATCGTAGCAGATACAGTAACAGAAGATGCGACAAAGAAGCATCTGTCAACAATTCTCCCGAACTATGCTGGAAAACTTGCTGTGGGAGACAAGGTTAAGAGCGCAACAACACCTTACTATGCTTGCCCTATCGTGATTGTTTCCACAGAAGACCCTAGCGAGGATTCAGGTGCAGATGGTGCTTCCGAAGAAGAAAGCGCACTTACAATCTACATGAAGAGAAGCGTTGAGATTGAATCAGACAGAGATATCCTTGCAAAAACAACGGTTATCTCCGGTGACGAGCATTACACGGCAGTATTAAGCAATGATTCCAAGGTTGTTGTTGCGCATTTTAAAGCTGCTACAGAGTAAGGCGGTGATCGCATGCTGTTAAGAAGACATAAAATCAATGCTGCTACACTATGCGAAGTAGAAGCAGAAAAAGAGATCCAAAAGGAGACATACGGGAAAGAACTTAATTATGAAGAAGAGCCGGACAAATTTCCGTGCTCTTCTTTTACTAAGACAAGTATCAACCGCATGTCTACCGCAGAATTACAAGAACTTGCAAAAGAACAGGGAATTGAAGATGCAAGAGAAATCAACGGTTCAGAGTTGAAAAAAATTCTGATTGAAAAATTCAGATTGTAGGTGGTAATCGTGGCAGAATACAGCATTTTGGAGCAGGTTAAAATCCGGCTGAAACAATTTCATATTGAGACGGTTACGAACGAGGACGACACCACTTCCGACGTTGTTGTATTCGATAAGCCGCAGGATAACCCACTGATCGAGCAGTTAATCAAGCAGGCAAAGCAGGATATTGTGGCTATGCGGAATTACCCAAGCACATATACGCCAGAGAGAATCGAAGCTGACCTTAAAAACTATGAAGCAGTTATCGTGAATTTGGTTGTGTATGATATGTCGCAGGCTGGCGAGGAATTTATGTCAAGTTTCTCCGAAAATGGTGTAAGCCGTAATTGGAGAAAACGAGGTGAATTATTTGTCGGGGTATTTCCTTTTGCTAAAGTGTTATAGCTTATCTACCAAGTTGTAGAAAAAGTAAATTATCTGTAATGCAGATAAGGCTATAGAAGATTGTGCGTTACCGTGTTTGCTGTGCGTATGCGGTAGCAGGCGGCACACTTTAAGGGCGGTGGGCGGTGTGCCAACAAAAAAGAAAGGCGGTATATGATTGATGACTATTGAGGTATCAACAGCAATCATTATAAGCGTGTTATCACTAGGTTTTTCCGTCTTTATGGGATTGAAAAGCAACAAGCGTACAGATACAAAAGATATTGAAGATCGCGTGAAAGAAAACACAAGAATCAATATGAAACTGGATGCAATATTAGATACCATCAATGAGATGAAAGATGAAAGGTCAGAAATGACAAAGAAATTGGCAGAACACGATTCAAGGATAGCAAAAATCGAATCAAGTGCCACTTCTGCGCATCACAGATTAGATGGTATTGAAGAAAGATTGAATGGAAAGGAATGATAGTATGAGAAATTGGAAACAGTGGGCTAAAGCCGCAGGAATCAGAGCAATTAAAACTATTGCACAGGCAGCTATCGCAGGAATTGGAACAGCAGCAGCTATGGGAGCCGTAGACTGGAAATATGTTTTATCCGCGTCTGTGCTTGCCGGAGTATTATCATTGCTTACTAGCGTAGCAGGACTTCCAGAGGTAGAGTAATGTCACTTGATATCAACAAGCAAAAAATGACATATGCACTGCCAACAGGTCAGCAACCGAAATACGAACTGGATTCTGATGGGAATATAGCCTATGAGGGCTATATGGGAGAAGATGGTTTATTTGTTCCGTATCTTGATGATGATGGAAACAAAATACCGAAATTGACAGGAGATACGATAGATACTTATTTGGCTCCTGTCAATTTTTATTCTTCCATCAACAACAAGTTAAATGAAGTGCTGGCGAAGGAATTTGGTATTGACGATTCTACCAACTATGCACAGCTTGTTACTGATAAAGAAGAGTTTCCGCTGAAAGTCGGTGCCCTGATATGGAAGAAATCAGAAGTTGTTTACGCGGTTATCAATGGCGAACCTATGGTAGATGCTACGACTGCAGATTACACGGTCAAAGGCGTAGCGGACGAAGGATTGACAGTTGACCTTTATCTGCTGCAAAAAAACGTCAAAAATGCGGAGTAGGATATGGCAAAAAAAATCACTATAACTCTATCGCAGAAGTCCATACAAGACGCCATAAGCCAAATTAAGGCATACCAAAATGACTTGACATATAAATGTCAGTTATTGGCTGAAAAGCTGGCTGAAAAGGGCGTAGAGATTGCAAGACTGCAATTAGCAGACCTTGACGCAGTATTCACTACGGAACTGATTTCAAGTATTCATGCAGAGTACAAAGGAAGCGTAAAAGGCGGCGGTATATGGGCGGTAGTAGCTGGTACAGATCATGCAATGTTTGTAGAGTTTGGTACTGGTATTGTCGGTAAGAGATCGCCGTATCCAGGGAAATTGCCGGAAGGTGTTGACTGGCAGTATGCAAGCGGTAAAACAATCAGACAGCTAGCAGATGGTCGGTATGGTTGGTTTTATCAAGATGATGAAGGGCAGTGGTGGTTTACAGAAGGTATGCCTAGCAGACCATTTATGTACTACACAGCACAGGAACTTGAAAAAATTGTGGCTGAAACAGCAAAGGAGGTATTCGGTGGAAATCGATAATTTATGGGTTTTTGACAATGAAACAAGAATAATCAGTAACCTTAACTCTTTTGCTATCCCTGCATTGAAGCAGAATTTTACAAACATGAAATTCCAAAAGGGAATCACGATTACAAATTTGAAAAGCAGACTGGCAGGAACGATATTTCCAACCATATACGTGCATGAAATGAGCGGCACGGAAAAAGGGCAGACTATTGACGGTCAGGCAATCAATGCTGCAACAGCTACATATCAAGTAGATGTGATTGTTAATACACAGCAGTCAGACGCAAAAAAGATACTTGCCATAGTAGCAAACGTATTTAAGCGAATGAGATTTGAAGTAATATCAATGCCGGAGTTTGATTCAGAAGAAAAGATATATCGAAGTACAGCAAGATTTAGACGGCTAATAGCCGCAAATGACAGATTGTTAGATCAATAGACCGAAAGGTCTTATTTTTTTATGAAAAATTAAGGAGGTATACAACATGGCATCAGCAGGAGTTTCCACACTTGGAATTACTTTTGGTTATGGGGTAGAAACAACAGCCGGAACAAAACCTACGGCTTTTACACGGCTTACCCGTATCAATGCGATCGGGGGTATCACAATCGAAAATGAGCAGATTGACGCATCCGCGGTTGAAGATTTTATCACAAGATATGTACGTGGGCGTGGCGACACAGGCGGCTCTTTTCCGGTAACGATCAATTTTACAGCGGAAACGGTCGCAGAATGGGAAAAACTTATCTCTGATTACGAAGCACTCACAGACGGCAAGAGAATGTGGTATGAGACAATCATTCCCGGATTTGAAAAAGCATTTTTTGTTGTGGCACAGCCGCCTACAGCATTTCCACAGCCGGAAATCGGGCAAAATGAACTTCTTACGGTTGAAATGAACTTAACTGTTGAAGAATATAAGGGAATGGATACAAAGGTAGCTTTTACACCGGGGGAATAAATAGCCAGTCAGAAACAAGTAATGGAAAGGCTGTGCTGACTGGTTATGAAGATGAAGCAGCCGGGCCAGAGATTGATAAGTATTAAATAGCAAAGGGCGGTCTACGGACTGCCCCTTTCCTATGTGAAAGACATAGGGGGAAAGGAAAAGGTAACAAAATGAAATATTTTACATTAAATGGAAAAGAATATAAGTCCAAAGAGCTTGACTACAATACAGCCTGCGACCTTGAAGATATGGGCGTGTCGCTTGAAATGGCAAATACGCGCCCTATGTCAATGGTACGTGCGTATTTTGCTTGCTGTGCTGATATTAGCAAAGAAGCAGCGGGAAAAGAAATTGAAGCACATATTGTAGCAGGTGGAAAACTGGATGATGTTATAGATATTATGACCGAAGAGGTTGAAAACAGCAGTTTTTTTCGCGCTCTCAACAAGACAGTGGAAACGGAAGATGCAGAGAATACGTCGGAGCAGGGAAAAGAAGAGAAAAAGGAAAGAAGCAAAAATTAAGATATCTGCTTGAAAAAGAAGTATTTCCGCAGGCGTATGTAATGGGTGTTACGTGGGAACAGTTTTGGAAACTAAACCCACGTAAACTTGATTCTATTTTTGCCGGATACAAAGCCAAGCTAAAAGAAGATGATTATAAGAACTGGCTAAACGGTATTTATACGCAATCGGCTGTTTTTGTTTCGATAGACATAGCACTGAATGGCAGAAAATCTAAGAGCAAATATCTAAAACGACCGATTCTTGAAGAAATGGAAAATCAGCAAAATATGTCAGAGGAAGAAATGCAAAAGCAAAGAGAATTGTTTGTTGCAAAACTCTTGGCAATGCAAGCAAATTTCAATATAAATCATAGGGAGAAATCCAAAAATGAGCAAGAAAGTAATTGATGTATCATCATATCAAGGTTCAATAAATTGGCGACTGGTAAAACAGTCAGGCATTGATGGCGCAATCTTAAAGATTATGCGGAAAAGCCTTGCGAAAGATAAGTTTTTTGAGGTCAACTACAAAAATGCAGAAAACGCCGGTGTTCCTGTGATTGGAGTATACAACTACAGTTACACGACTACAGTTGCAAAAGCAAAAGCAGATGCCAAGAAAGTATTAGAGCATCTAAACGGAAGAAAAACGACCGTATGGCTTGACGTAGAGGATAAGTGCCAACAGGGGCTTGGAGCGGCTCTTATAGGCATTATACGCGCTTACAGAGATATCATCGTTGCCGCCGGCTATGATTTTGGCGTTTACACTGGATACGCCTTTTATAATAGGTACATTCTGCCTTATGGTGGCGCGGATTGTAAGCTATGGATTGCAAAATATGGAATCAATGACGGCAAGTACAATGTCAACCGTCAGCCTGTAGTTAGCGGTAATATGGTTGGATGGCAGTACACGTCCAAAGGAACTGTATGCGGCGTATATGGCAAAGTGGATTTAAGCGTTTGGTATGAAGATGTTGAAAACAATACCGTCGCTGTATCGCACGGTAATAATTACCCGGAACCGCGCAGACTGTTGAAAAAAACAGTTCCGTGTCAACGCGGAGAAGATGTTAAGTGGCTTCAATGTGAGCTTGTATATCACGGATTTCTTGTGCACAAAGATATTGACGGAATCTTTGGAAAAGATACAGCAAATGCAGTAGGAAGATTTCAAAAGAAAGCAGGAATAACGGTTGATAAGAAGTGCGGAGCGGTAACAATCAGTTACCTAAAAGCAACTAATTGACAACATAATTTAGAGCGGTGTGGATTTCCATGCCGCTTTTTTTAATTTACGGAAAGTTGGTGGAAGCATGGCAGAAGTAGATAGCTTAGAGATTGGGATAAAAGCGCAGGCAACACAAGCAAATAACGCATTAGATAAACTGGCAAACAATCTTACTAGGCTGTCAAACTCTCTTATGAGCGTAAACACAAGCGGTCTCAACGGTTTGTCAAACGGAGTAACAAAGCTGTCTAATGCTATGGCTGGAATCAGCACAGTAAAAACGGCAGATTTTACAAGAGTTGCAAGCGGAATAACCAAAATTTCCAGCATTGATACGGCTAATCTGAACCGCTCTGCATCTGCAATCGGTATGCTTGGTAAAGCATTAACACCGCTAACTGCTTCTAGTGCATCTGATAGAGTTACGGCACTTGCAAAAGCGATTTCACAGCTTGGTTATAAGTCAAGTACAAAAGCCATTGACAATATACCTAAACTGGCTAAAGCCATGAAACAGCTTATCACAACTCTTTCCGGCGCACCAAAAGTAAGTCAAAATCTTATCGACATGACTAATGCACTTGCACAATTTGCACGTACTGGGGCATCCGGCGGCAATGCGGCAAAGGCACTTGCAAATAACTTTACCTCTTTTGGTTCTACAGCAGTAAAAGCTAAAAAACATACGTTTTCACTAGCATCCGCTTTTGGAAAGTTATATGCTTCGTACTGGCTTTTAATTCGTGGAGCCGGAAAACTGAAAGAAGCAATCAACATATCATCTGCTTTGACAGAAGTACAAAACGTAGTTGTTAATACGTTCGGGCAATATACGGATTCACTTGAAAAATTCTCAAAAAATGCAATACAGCAGTATGGTATTTCTGAATTGACCGCCAAACAGACAGCAAGTAGGTATCAGGCAATGGGTATTGCAATGGGAGTACCTATTCAGAAAATGTCTGATATGTCTATTGCACTGACGAAGTTATCTGCTGATATGGCGTCTTTCTATAATGTGGAGCAAAGCCAAGTACAGCAGAATTTGCAGTCTATATTTACTGGCGAGACAGAACCAATGAGAAAATACGGTATCGACCTCACGAACGCCACATTGAAAGAATGGGCTTTGAAAGAGGGACTTGATGCGGATATTTCATCTATGACGCAGATGGAAAAGACAATGCTTCGATACCAGTACGTAATGCAGAATACAGCGAATGTACAGGGCGACTTCGCTAGGACTTCACAAAATTGGGCGAACCAGCTCCGTATCCTGCGAGAGCAGTTTAAGGCACTTGGGGCTATTTGGGGAAATGCTTTTATCAATATGTTAAAACCGCTTGTAAAGGCTCTTAACACGGCTAAAAAAACC